AAAATTATATAAACTATTTTAGTACTAGAGAGATAACAGAGTCTATATTCAGAATGAGTCAAATTGTAATTGATAAAAACTCTAATTTTGAATTATGGAAAGAATATAAATATATTAAGAATTTCTTATCAATTGATCTATTAACTATGCTATATTCTAAAGCATTACGAGTATCTTTGAAAGAGATGCAAGTAACTATGCAATATAAGAATGTAGAAGAATTTGTAGTAGATTGGCAACAAGATCTTCCTGAGAAAGATATGGATCGATTAATATCCTACAATATTAATGATGTAGAATCTACTGAGGAACTTTTGTATCGATGTAAGGATTTACTTGAACTAAGAGTAGAAACTGAAAGAGATTTTGGACTACAATGTTTAAGTTTAGATAGAGTAAATTTAGGAGATAAACTATTGCAGCTTAAGGTTATGCAAAAAGCAAACCTAAGTAAAGATCAATTAGAAAATATGAAATCTCCTGTTGATCGTGTAGATCTAGAGAAAGTAATATTTCCTTGGATTAAATTTAGCAATCCAATACTTCAAAAAGCATTGCAAGATATGAAAAATCAACACAATGTATCTCCGGGTAGAAAAGGCTATATAAATACTTTTATATTTGGTGAAATGGAAGTAACTATTGGAGTAGGTGGTATTCATGGTGATAATGGTTGTTGTTCAATCAAGTGTAATGATGATGAACTATTATTAGATTCTGATGTAAATTCACTATACCCAAGTTTAATTGCTAAATATGAATTATACCCTCCTAAATTAAAATTTATTCTTAAAGAAGTATATCCAGAAATTATTCGAGATAGACTTGAATTTAAGAGAACTAAACAGAAAAACAAAAACGAAACATATAAGTATATGCTTAATGGAGTAACTGGTAAAATGCAACAAGAAGTATCTTGGTTATATGCACCATTCTCTATTATGCAGGTACGTATTAATGGTCAATTACTACTTTTAATGCTTGCTGAGAGACTTTTAGATTTAGGATGTAAATTATATCAGATTAATACTGATGGTATCTTATATAAGATAAAAAAGACTAAATATGAAGAATTACAACAAGTATTAAAGGAGTGGGAAGAATTGACTAAACTTACTTTGGAAACTGAACAATTTACTTCATTCTATCAATTAGCGATAAATGATTATTTTGGAGTAGATCCTAATGGAAATATTAAAAAGAAAGGATTCTTTTTAACTAATGTTGAATTAGGAAAAGGTTTATCACCAAAGATTATTCCCGAAGCGATTATTAATTACTTTGTACATAATATTCCAGTAGAAGATACTATTAAATCTTGTAAAGATATACGTAAATTCTTACAAGCAGAGAAGACAGGTAAACAATGGACAGTTGAATATAATGAACAAATTCAACAAAGAACCAATAGATTTTACGTTAGTAATAGTGGATACTATTTATGGAAATGGAAACTTGACGATACTGGTAAGAAATCATATCAGAATATGTTAAAAGGTTACGGAGTAAGACTTCATAATCGGTTCTATTCTGATGAAGATCTCCAATGGAAGTATTCTCAAGGAGAAACATTCCAGAGTGTATACGATATTAATTATCAGTATTATATTACTCAATGTATTAAAGTAATAGAACAGTTAAAACCTAAACAGTTAAACCTGTTTGATTTTGACGAATTTTAGCAAAGCATATCATATCATTGACAGGTTCTTAAAAAAAGAAGAACATGATCATTGAACTAGATACAAATCTAATGGAGACATTAGATATTTCAATTAATCAGCTAGTATTTTTAAGTCTTGTATTAGATAAAAATCAAAAATCCAATCAAGGTATCACAACCATTATTCGCCGGGTCAGTGATAATGAGATACAAGACTTAATCGACAGGAATTTTATTCAAAAGAAAGATGATAGTAAAAAAGTAACATATAAACCTACTAAGGAATTAGTAGATAAATTAACTCCTAAAGATATACTTTTTGAGCAATTTTATATGTTATATCCTATCATGGTTACTAGACCAGATGGAACTAGAGGCTTTCTTAGAAGTAATTTAAAGAAATGTAGAGAGTATTATAACAAATTAGTTAAAGGCAACCCCGATCTTCATAATAGGATCGTAACCGCTTTAAACTTTGAGCTTACTGATAAGGCAATGACCGGAAAGCTTGGTTATATGAAAACTATGTGGAAATGGCTTACTTCACATGAATGGGAATTGCTTGAAGAACAAATGAATACTAACCAACTTGAAACAGTAACAGCATATGGAACTCAATTACGCTAATCCATTACCCTTCAAACATATATCTACAGCTGCAAATGAAGCTGTATCTTATATTCGTAGAAGAAAGAACCATGAAATTGAACCACTTAAAAGTAGATGGAATAAATTCAATGAAATGTGTTGTGGTGGGATAGAACCTGGTTGTGTCTATACAATTGTTGGTGCATCAGGAACTGGTAAGTCCTCATTTGTAAATACGCTTGAAACTGATTTAATTGAACTTAATTCTAACAAACAATTGATCGTACTTTCTTTCTCATTTGAGATGCTTAGCCGTGCGCAAGTAGGAAGAAAACTATCTAATAAGTTGCGTCAAACAACTACACAACTGTATTCAGCATCTGAAGATCTCTCAGACAGAGAACTTAATTTAGTTGAAGAAACTGCACAGTCTTTTAAAGACTATCCAATATATTATGTGGATGATGCAGCTACAGTACAAAAGATAGAAGATACAATTGTATATTTTCAAAATACGATAGCAAAAGATAAATGGTTAATAGTTATTCTAGATCATACTCTGTTAGTTGGTAGTGACAATTATAGAGATGAAAGAATGATTATATCCGAACTTGAAAGAGTATTTATTAAAGCAAAGAAAGTTGGTATGACAAGTATTATTCAACTATCTCAAATGAATCGTAATATTGAAAATATTGATAGAATTAATAATCCATCGAGTCACTACCCGATGAGATCGGATTTATCATCGTCTGATTCTGTATTTCAAGGAAGCGATGTTATAGCGGTATTATCTCGACCTGAAACTTTAGGTATTACTGCATATGGTCCTCAAAGGCTACCCGTACAAAATCGTATATATCTTCATTTTCTTAAAGTAAGAGAAGGAGAATTAGCGATACTTGAATTTGAAAACGACCTGAAATATAACAACCTAATTGAATTATAGATAAAGATTTTTATTAATTGGTTAAAATTTTGGCGAATATGACAACAGTATTTAATTCAAACGGCAACAATAAGAAATTTAACGAGAACAATAACTTTGATTATAAAATCGATTTGACTAAGTATTTCGCTACTCCTACTACAAAGTATCATAGTGATTATACGTCAGATATTCTGAATAAGATTCGATCAATCTTTCCGTGGGCTACGAAGAAGAACGATACTTCTTATACTATTACTCTAGATAATGCTCCTATTGAGTCTTATACTCTATTAGGCGTTACTCCTGAGGCATTAAATCTTGAATGGAATAAGGCAGCTTCTCGCCTGTATGATTATATTTATTATACAGAGAATCCGTCCTATGACTTCATGATCGGTGGTATTCCGGTTAAGATTCATGGAAATTACATTCAAGTTGGTACGAAGATTGTTCCGAAGTTTACGACTTCGAAATTCTTTAATAACTTATCTAAGAAAGAGCAGATTATTATTTATAATATTTCTATAAATATCAATGCAATTTCTGCATAATTAAAATAAACAGATCTTTTCAGAATTTTTTCAAATATTATCGAACTGTATCAAACTTTTTCATTCATTTCTGAAAAGTAGATAAAACTTCAATTTATGATAGTATTACCTACTGAAAAAGTTAAAGCAAAAATTAAGAATCCAAGATTCTTAATTATGTTTGGTAAACCAAAGTCAGGCAAAACAACTCTTGTAGCAAGTCTAGAAAATAATTTAATTATTGATCTAGAAGGTGGATCTGAATTTATGGATTGTGTAGCTATACAAGCTCGCAATGTTAATGATTTAGGTGAAATTGCAAATGCTATTAGAGCAAAGAACAAAGAATGTAATGGATACTTCTACAAACATATTACGATCGATAACGCAACACGCTTGGAAGAGCTTACGTTATCATATGCTCTCACTTTATATAATCAAACTCCGATGGGAGCAAAATATAAAGGAGATGTTAGACAATTGCCGCAAGGTGCTGGCTGGTTTTATGTAAGAACAGCAGTACGTAAAGTAATTGATATGTTTAGAGAACTTTGTGAATGCTTTATCCTAGTAGGTCATACTAAGGATAAATTAGTTAACAAAGATGGACAAGAACTTTCTGAGATGGAATTAGACTTAGCTGGAAAGCTAAGTAATATTATATGTGGTGAAGCAGATGCTATCGCATATATATCTAGAAAGAAGAACCAAACCATTGCATCTTTTAAAGGTGGAGATAATATAACCGTAGAGGCTAGAGCTCCGCATTTAAGAGGAAAAGAAATTGTTATCGCAGAAAGCGATATCGATGGAAATATCTCAACATATTGGGATAGAATTTATTTGCCAGACCAAGAATAACCAAAACAATAGAATAAGATGATTTACAGTTCACAAAGAGCACAAGCAATCCAAAAGAAAGATGTAGCATATTTAGGTGCAGGTATCCAAGATAATGTAGTATTAGAAGCAATTAGAGTTGATAAATCCATTAATGGAAATAACTTTATTGAATTTAAATTTACTGCAAAAGATGGTAAATTTATGACCCATACTGAATGGGAACCATCTAAAGGTCCTAATATGACTGATGAAGATCTACAGAAGAAGTGTGATAACCAATTCTCTAGAATCGATCAAATCCTAGAATGTTACTATCCTAATAAGGAAGATCGAGTATTTACCGGTGAGAGTTTTAAAGAATTCATCGAATGGGTTGCTGAAATGCTTAATAAAGCAGACAGATCTACATTACTTCGTATTAAAGTAGTATATAACAATAGTGGTTATACTACACTTCCGAAGTATGCAAAATATAGATTTATCGAACCTATGTCAATAGTAGATAAAAATGAATCAGTAATTGTCAAGTTAAATATTGATAATTTTGAGAAACCTATTATTGCAGATGTAGAGCAGTCTAATCCAAATCCACTAACATCTAGTTCATTTGTAATAACAGATGGAACTTTAGATAACACAGAAGATAATCCTAATGGATTACCATTTTAAAAAATATAAGCTATTCGTACGATAGAACGAAGATTTCTCACGCTTAACGTATTGATAAATAATTCAATGATAGCGCACCAGGAGAACCAGATCGTAGGCTGGCACTGACCACACAGGGGATATTATAAAGGTGGAGCAATGTCTAATGGTAGATTTCATGGGGATCGTTACCCCACATTGCACTTATTCAAATTTATATCATATGTATGACTCTAAAAGAATTAAAAAACAAGATAATCCTATTACTCTGGATTACATCTTATCAAAAGTCACAGAATATGATATTTATGCTAGATATCTAGGACAATTTAAAGTTGGATTTATTTATAATAGTCCATTTAGAAAGGATAAGAATCCTTCATTTGGAATATTCCGAAGTAAAAAGACTGGAAAATTACTATTTAAAGATCATGGTAATGGTGAATGCGGAGATATAATTAAATTCGTAGAGTTATATACAGGTATAACTAATTACAATGATCTACTAAATCAAATAGTAAAAGATATGCAAATTACTAATAACACAGTATTGCATAGTAATAAAGAAGTAGAGAAATCTACTGAAACAGTTATCGGAGTAGTTAGACAAGACTGGACAGATATAGATAAACAATATTGGTCACAATTTGGAATTTCTCTAAAGACTTTAAAGAAATTTGGTGTAAGTAGTATAAAATATTATTTATGTGATGGTGTAGTAAAGGGAGTGTATAAGGAAAATAATCCTATGTATGCATATAAAGTATATGATAGATTCAAGATTTATAGACCTTTAGCAGATAAATATACTAAATGGCGTAATAATTTAACCCCATATGATATTCAGGGATATGAACAATTACCTAAAAAAGGTGATTTACTAATTATTACTAAATCTATGAAAGATGTTATGTGTTTATATGAAATGGGTTATACTGCTATATCACCAGCTTCAGAAAGTACATTTCTTACTCCAGATGTTATAGATGCACTTAAACTTCGATTTAAACGCATTTTAATATGTTTTGATAGAGATATCCCTGGAGTGAAGAATATGCGTAAAATAAGCCTTAAAACAGGCTTAAATGGATTCTTAGTACATAAGAAATTCCAAAGTAAAGATATATCTGATGCCATTAAGAATAATAGCTTTGAAGTAATTAAAAATTGGTTAAAAGAAACATTATGATATGGTTTACTTCAGATCTACATTTCTTCCACGATCGTATACTAGAATTTCATCCTAAGCGAAAAGAGATATTTGGGAATACTGTTGAAAAAGCTAAAGAAGCTATGATACAGTTATGGAATTCTAGAGTAAATAAGAAAGATACAGTATACATTCTTGGTGATTTAGCATTTGGTGAAGTAGAAGATAAAAGAAAACTATTTCAAAGACTAAATGGAAATAAAATATTAATACTTGGTAATCATGATAAAATACCAAATCATTTAAAATGTTATTTTAATCATATTACTCAAATTAAGAATATTAAGTTTAAGAAATCTGTATATAATTTCTTACATAAAGATTTAGAAGTCATTATGTGTCATTTCCCAATATTAAGTTGGGAGCATAAAGATAAAGGATCTGTTATGATACACGGTCATTGTCATGGAAAAGTAGATCAAATAAATATAGATTCTAAAGAATTAAGAGTAGATGTTGGTATAGACGGAAATCTAGCTAATTATGACTTGATATCTTTAGAAAAACTTGCAAATCATTTTATAAAAATAGAAAAATATAACGAACATGGAATGGTTAAATAGTACACCAAGTCTAACATGGTTACAATTAATTCTGATTAGTTTTATTGGAAATCTTTGTGGAAGTATACTTTGTACATATATTGATCGTTATGAAGCAAAGAAAAACAAAAAGAAAGAAAACGACAAATCAGAAAGTTAAAAATGCCACACCAAATATATATGATGGTATTGAATTTAAAAGTAAACTTGAAACATATGTTTATAAACAGTTAAAGGCTCATAATCTCAAAGCAGAATATGAGCCTATTAAATTTGAATTAATACCAGCATTTACATTTTGTGGTAAAAAGATCCGAGCGATGACTTATACTCCAGACTTTGTTGGAGATAATTTTATTATCGAAGCTAAAGGAAAACCTAATGATGTATGGCCATATAAATGGAAATGGTTCATGTGGTATCTTTTAAATAAAGGATTAGCTGAGAAGTATAAGTTATTTGTAGTACACAATCATAAAGAAACTGATGAATGTATTAAACGAATTCAAGAACTATAAACGAAAATTTATACAGATATCTCACAGAACTGCGATACTGATGCACATCTTCGAAAAATCTGATGATGATTTTGAAGATATGATTTTAGATGATCATGAAGAGTATCATAAGCAGAATCATAATATAAGCATTTATAAAGAAGCAGCAGATCAATTCTTTAAACAATTTGAAGGAAATGAATGTATATACTTTATAAAATGTTTAAGAGATAAATGTAACGAAATAATCAAAGAACACGATAAAAAGTGTAAAGAATTAAAACCAGTAACTAATGAAAAATATATCTGAAAATAAAATAAAGTTATTTAAAAGTAGTTATCAAATGGCTATTTCAGAACTTGAACTTGAAATTTTGCAAAAAGAAATAGAATTAGAAGACTTTTTCGATAATAGTAAAAAATCAACTACAAGTTGTGATATCTATACGGCGGTATGGTGTGGTAGTTCTTATCGAGATAAAAATCTTTTTAAGCGATATAATGAACTAAAACGCAGCATTAGAGAAGCTTACGATAAACTAGAAGAATATAAGACCACTTATAATAACTTTATCTTAGAATTAAATGAAAGTAACCGCAATTAGTGATTTACATGGTAATTTGATTGATATAGAACCATGTGATTTGTTATTAATATGTGGTGATATATCTCCATTAGATATTCAAAGAGATCATATTAAAATGACCAAATGGATTTTTAATGAATTTCAAGAATGGATAATGAAGATAGATTGCCCTACTATTATACTTACTCCAGGTAATCATGATTTTTGGTTTGAAAAGATGATTACTCAACCAAATACTTACTTATTTAATAAGTTAACTATATTGATTGATGGAGAAACAAAAGTATATAATAGTACTGACGACAAATGGTATAAAATCTATGGAACACCTTGGTGTAAACAATGTGGACCATGGGCATTTATGGCTAATCATGCTGAATTAGTTAAGAAATATGAAAAGATACCAAAAGACTTAGACATATTAATGACTCACGAAGCATCTAATCTTGCAGAAGTAGGAACTACCCATGACAATGGAACTGAAATACAGTATTGTTGTGCTGCACTAACTGACGAGATTAAACGAAAAAAGCCAAAGTATGCTCTGTGTGGACATGTTCATACTGGGAATCATAATATTACAGCATGTCCTGTATATAATTATGTATTTCAAGAGGAAACAGAATGGACTAATGTACATGTAGCAAACGTAAGTATACTCGATGAATCTTATTCGATTTATTTTAAACCATTAACATTTGAACTATAACTTAAAATTTACGATTATGAAGAATTACGAATTAGTTAACTTACAATTAGACGAGCAAAATATGAATAATGAAGTAATGTCTCAGACTGAACAAGATATTTACTTTGAAGCAGACGAACTTAATGACATTGCATTCGTTAATGAACTAGTAGAAGCAGATCGTTTAAGTAAGTTAGAAGAGTAATTATGGATATAAGCATACCTTATTATGAGGATATGTCTAGAATATCTAATTCAAATATCGGATGGTTCCTTAAAAAGGGACCCCGATATCTAAAAGATATGCTAGATGGAAAAATTGAAGGATTGAAAGCAAGTTTCTTAGATAAAGGAACTATGATTCATGAATATATTCTTCAACCAGAAGAATTCTGGAATGATTATATTATTTTAGACTTTGCAGTACCTAAAGTAAAGCAACAAAAAGATCTTCTAGAATTTTATTCTACTGCAAGATTAACCGATCCTTTTGCTACTGAAGAAGATATATTATTAATGAGTTACAATGCAGCTTATAGTAATAATAAACCTATTAATAAAAGAATTCAAGAAGCAAAAGAACTAGTAGAATTATACAAAAACTACATTGAATACTTTAGAAATAAAGATAGTAAGAAAGTTATTTCTTTTGCTGATTTGGCTCTTCTAAAGACCATAAAGCAAAATATGCAAGAGCATAAAAAAGCAAATGAAATTTTATTTGCTTATCCAAAAACATTTGAAGTTCACAATGAATTTCATATAAATTGGGAATTTCCAAATGCTTCTAAATTAGGAGATTTTCCTTGTAAATCTTTACTCGATAGAGTAATGATTGATCATACAAATAAGAAAGTAGTACTCGTTGATATTAAAACTACAGCTGATGTGTATAATTTCAGACATTCTATAGAAGAATTTGACTATTGTAGACAATTAGCTTATTACTGGTTTGCAATTTATTGGTATTTTAAAAATGAATTAAAACTAGATTTAGAAGAATATACACGAGAAACATATATAATAGCTGTTCAAAGTCATGACGGTTATGAAGTAAAGGTTTTTAATATTGAAAATCAATACATTGAAGCCAAAGTGTGTGTTATTGAAGATGCTATCAAACGTATTGCTTGGCATAGAGATAATGACTTATGGGATCATGTAAAAGAATATTATGAAGGAGATGGAGCAGAACTACTATGATTATTAATAAATATACAAAACATAGTATATTTTCACTTCCTCAAATATTTTATGATACCTTTACAAAATATGATTTGAAAAATAGTGAATTTGTAAATATGTACACAAGTGATATGAATAATCCACTACTTTCAAATCATATTTTTTTAGTATTTCATAATACTAAAGCTTACTTAATAGAGAGATTAAAGAAACATAGACTATATTATTGTGATTATACTTTAACAATAGATAGAATTAATTATAGAGTATTTGCCTTTAATAAGGCTTATTCAATTCATTCCATAGTAAACAAAATAGATCTTGGTTTATATGAACGTCTAGGATATCAAGCTAAATTACAAATATTAAATTTTTGGAATATTAGTGTTGATAGTAAAGTTCATGAATACCTATTTAATCCTCTTGCAAAAGTAACAAAACCGATAGGTGAAAGTATATCACTACAAGATTTAAAATATAGAAAAGCCCCAACAGCAAAAACTGAAGGGGCTTTATTGTAATGGCCGTTAAAATTTTTGTGGCTTTAAAAGTTAAATATTGAAATCATATTATCGTAATACTCCATTTTTGATCTTGGATCTTGTGCTTCCCATATACTTCTTAAAGGAGTGGCCTTAATTAATGATCGTTGGAATCGGTTCATACCCTTGTATGGACCTTTTTTTATCTCTTGTGTAGGATCATTCAACATCATTGTAGTTAAGTCACCCCAATATTGTAAAGTAGACCATGCAGCAGTAGGAGTATTAAGTAAGTTAATTACTTCAATAGGTAATATGTTACCACGTGTCTCTAATGAAGCTCTTAGAGTAAGATACGCTGCTTCTTGTTTCCACCAATTACGTTTGTCATCATCTGCCATCGCTCTTACTAAAGAAGAAATGATCATAAAACCTACTGTGGAAAATAAAACTTCATAAGTAACTCTTTTAAGACATCCTTTTTCGAAATCGTCCAATTCATCATAATGATTTTGATATAGTTCCTTTAATTGATCTATTTTGTTCTGATTAAAGTAATGTCTATATACATATTTAACTGCAGCTGGTACTTGAGCTTCGCTCCACATGCCTGTAGAATAGTTAAATTGACGTTTAGTTAAGAACTTAGTTTGTAAGTTAACCAAAATAAAGTTACGGAAGATAAGTAACAATTGTCCAATCACAGTTGCATGTAATTTACTTCTATCCAAATCTGTTAATTGCGTGTCAATTCTGGTACCTACCTGTTTTGCCGTATTTCTAACTTTGTTTATAGTAGCTTCATCGAGAGATTTAGCGTACTCTGGTTTTATTACTAGTTTGTTGTTTTTAACTTCAAATGCATCATAAAAAGTTACACTTAAAGTATTCCATTTGGCATTGCCTTCCTTTTTACTCTTAAATCTTCTTAGGAATTCGTTCTTATTTAAGAATTTACCAGATTCAGGATCATATTTATAGTATAAACCAATTGCCAATGCCATTTTACCTTTTGTTACATAATCTGACATTTCATGTCCAAAATACCAGAAGTGTTGATTTAATGCTCTTAAAAATCTAGATTGATTAAGTTTACTAAAGGTTTGAGCATTTTCTCTTACTACACCTAAATACTCCATATAACATAGAACCTTGTCTTTGTTGTTTGAATGACCTATGTTCTTTATTGCATTCGCATATGACGGTATGATTAATTTTGTTGCTTGTGCAAGTTCCTTATTTCCAAAGTATATACCAGAAATTGCTTCGAGTCTATTTTGTATTTTGTTTGTAATAAGACCAGTAAGAATCACATTCATATTTTGAGCTATGCCTTGTATTCTAGTGTATGCAGCTAAATTAGCAGCTAACTTACCAACACTTACTGTCACATGTTTGCCTTTTGGTAAAGGAACATCTAATTCTAATGCATTCTTTTCCATACCATATACCAATTGATCTAGTACAGATTTTAATTTATCATATGTCTTACTTTCCAAACCTTGTATTCTACCACCCTTCTTATCGGTAAAATCTGTACGACTAACAAAATCAAGAGCTACTTCTAATTCTGGGGCAATTTCACTCATTTGTTCATAATTTTCTGCCATTTTGTAATAAGCAATGACAGATCCTACTATATCGTTTGTTAAAGCGTCTGGATTTGATAACATCTTAATATACCTAGTAGGTATAAGTTTAACAAGTGACCCATCTGATCGTTTAGCATTTTCCAACATATATGCATTATCATCATCCTTTACAGTGTAAGTATCTTCTATTGCATACGCTAACCCCTTTAAAATATTGTCCTTACTTCGGATTTGTGTCCATGCCCCACCTTCTATTTGTGGTAGTCTATATTTATTTTCATACTTTAAGAATTGAATCTTAGAATTTGATAATTCCATTACATCAACAAGTTTATCGTAAAGCTTTTTTAAGTTTGAATCAGAAGTTATTTTACGATAATTTGCACTGTTGTCATACAATTCAGGATTTGGAATTCTTGTTTCTCCACGATCTGCATATTTAGTAAATCTTTTATCGTAGAAAGGTGATTCTTTATCGATTTCAGACCAAGATCTATTAGGTACTTTGCGCATGTATTTAGATCTTAACTCTTTCTTCGGAACTAATTTCTTCCAAAAGGAAGCTGGTACAAGATTTCCTTCATAGTCATATCTAGCATTTATAGAAACCCACGCATTATATTCAGCTTGACCTAATTTTTCAACTCTTTCTAATTCTTCATAGAATCTAGGGTTTACTTCCCATTCAGCTATGTCCATTACTTTGGATTTCTTTGATTTATCACGAGTTTTCAAACTTTCCTCAGAAATCAATTCATCATAAGTATTAATCCACGACTTTACTTGGTCAGGCATGCTATCAACATCTACTTTACCATCTTCTCTGGTGTAAAGTCTTAACATGTTCTTTCTAGCCGTTTCATATAGTATTTGATCATCAGATTTATTTGCGTTTGATGAAAGAGTTTTAATATCGTCCCAGAATTCTTCAATTATTTGATCAACTGTATTGCGTTGTTCCCACTTAGCAAATTTCTCTGGACTTAAGTTCTTTTTTGCATTTTGTAGAGCTTTGTTAAATTTTTCCATATTTGGAGTATAATGTAATTTCTCTCTTAATTTTTCATTATACTCTCTCATTTCTATTGCTATTTCTTTATCTAATCCAACTTTTACTGAACCATCTGGATAATATGGATTAGCTAAATTTCTACGTCTAGTTTCTAACTCTTGTAATTTTAGATAATCTTCATCGGATAAATCTTCTCTGTGGTAATCTCCGTTCTTATCAACGGTAGTACTTAACAATAGGTTTATTTCCATATTTATGGAATCTCTACGAGATCTTGCTTCTTCACTAAGACTGTTAGTTAGCTCGTAATACTCTGGAGTAAACTTACGAATTGTATGCTTAGCTTCCCAATCATTATTTGCTTTATTCCATTTCTTTAGTTGCTCTGGATTCAATAAACCAGGCACTTCAGCAATATCTTTATCTCCAAATCCTAACTTTTCGGCTAACTTTTTTTGATGTTCCAAGTAATCTTGATAGTGTTGACCGTAATTTAAGTCTCTTGTTATAAAGCCTGTTTTATGACCATCTTTATTTTTTTCATGCATATAAGCTAACTTAGATTTATCTACATGTGATAGTATTTCTACAAGCTCTTTACCTACTTCTAGTTCTTTTTCAGCAACATTATTTTTAGTATTAACTATCTTGTTAAGAATTATACGTACTAACTCACTATTAGAATATTGTGTATTACCTGCCCACTGATCCCATAGATTTATATCCACATCACCTTCATCTAATATTTTTTTAAGATGATCTATAGTAAATGAACCGGCTTTAGTTGCTTCTCTAATAAAATTATCTTTAGCAACAATGTCTGCTAAATTGTTATAGTTTCTTACTAATTCATAGTAGTCACCTACAGTCCTTTTTAAGTTTTGTTTTGTATCCTCAACTAATTGAGGATCATTTAAATAGTCAAACGTAGATTCATCATCCAACATGTTCTGGATATTAGTAGCAATGTTACCATAAAAACCAATATAACCTTTCTTTATCATATCTAATTCTGCAGAAGTTATATCTAGCGGGTTATTGTACTTTTGGTTTTCATTTACTTTGGTTTGTAAAGCCTTTACTTCATTTAATGCAGATATTACATCACTTGCCATATAATCTACAAATTCAAAAGTAGCTTGATCGTTTTCCAATTGGTTTAATTTAAATTCTAACGCTCTTAATTCATCTACTTTCTTACTGTCACTATATTTCGCATATTGAATGTCTTTTATTCGCCTTGTCAAGGCTTGAATAAGTTTATTATACGTTTCATGTATTTTTTTTGGAACGTATGATGGATTATTTATTTTATCTGAATTATTTAATAACACATCTATAGATACTTCTCCATCATTATTTAATACAATGTTTCTTATCTGTCTAAATTGTGCAGAATATATTAATGACTTTGTTCGTATAGCTTCTTTCTTATTACCATTAAAATGATTAACTAAATCTGAAAATAGCTTAGATGGCTCCCCATTGGGAGCCTTATCTAAACCATAACCATTGTTTTCTGATAACACATAATATGCAGCATTTTCATTACCCAATATCTTTGTATATTGCTTTAGTAAAGCTGCAACCTCTTTATTTTTAACATTTAAACACTGCATAATTATTCACATTCTTTTCTACGTTGTTTACCATTTGCTGTTAACTCATCAATTGAATCCTGCAAAGATGCATTTACTGCTTGTTCTTCTGTAGCTGGTTCAAATTCTATATCGTCTAATAAATCTTCTTCGGCTATTTCATTTCGCATAGAAACTTTCTTCTTATTCTCTGCTTCTGAATTTATTATAACAAAGTTTTTAGCACGTGACACAGCTACATATCTCAACTCGTTTCTTAATTGCATTACATCTTTACCATAACCAAACGTATCAATTTCATTAGAGAGTATTAAAACTTTACTGTACGTACTACCTTGTGATTTCCAAACAGTTTGTGCGTATCCATAATCAATTGCTTTCCTAATTTTTAACCTGCCTTGATTGTCTTCTAAATTCTTGGTAATATTCAGTTCATTGTCAACATTGTACGCCATTTGAACTAAATCTCTATATTTAGATATTTGCCCATTTTGTTTAGCTTCTTTAGCCATTTTCCACAATCTATCTTTATATTCTACTACTTCAAATAACTTAGAATCTGGTTCATTTTTGTCAATTACAGTAAGTTGAAAGTCATCCATAATAGTACCACCAGTCGGTCTAATTGATAAATTGAATGCTTTAAATTCTATATCCCCTTTATCGGTTTTGAATTTAATGTTGGTATCCTTTACACTTTGAACTATATAATCTCCAGAGTTTATTAGTCTATAAGATCCATCGGGTTTTCTGAGTTTGTTTGAATACCCCATTATAATATCACCTTTTACAAATGGTTTAGCAAATTTTCCATATCTCAAAGATCTAATCTTTGAATTATATGTAGATGCTGCAGCATTTGTAGCAGTCAATACTCTAAAATGTAAAGGATCAGCATTGAACTCTTCAGAAGTAACAATCTGTTTCAGGTTTTTATCTATAATTGCATCATCCGAAGTGTACAATACTCCTTGACCTTTATCATTTATATCAGTTTGGTAACTCAATCCTTCACCTCGTCTAAGTCTGGTGGCTTCTTTTAAAATAGGATTATCACCAGTTCTTTCTACTTTGGTTAAAGTTATTTGAGGTACTCCATCAGATGTAAACACTTTAGAAATATGATCTGATTTTACAGGTCTCAATTGTGCAGAATCTCCAACATATATTACACTACCGTTATGTTTAGCTACAATTTCTTGAATATATTCATACAAGCCATCTTGTACCATTGAAGCTTCATCAATAATAATTAATTGACCTGGTTCGTATTTCATTTGATTCTTGGCTCTAAACTCCAGTTCTCTTAAATCCAATGAACCTTGTTCCATTGCTATATCTGTATCCGGAGTAAATCCAAATAGAGCAGAAAGCGTATATACATTAGCATTAGGATTATTTTGTTTAGTTATAACATTTGCTCTATGAGTAGGAGCAGTATATACAATGTTGCCTCTACCAATTCTGTTATTCAACCACTTACTAAATATACCAATGATAGTGGATTTACCTGTACCAGCATAACCAGACAAAGTAATTTCAGTTCCATCATCTTCAATGAACTTCTCTAGTTCATATAAAGCTGATTTCTGTTGGTCATTTAATGAGAATGGTAAATTGATCTTAAACCCATCATTAAATGTAAATACATACTCTTCTTCTACTTTCTTAGCCTCTTCGGATGCTTTTGGTAAATCTTTTGCAAGTAAAGCAGCTTCATCAGTAAAACCAAATTGATTAGCATAATCTAAGAATTCCTTAGTAGTATCAGTAATTGCTGGTTCAATGTTTGATCGGTTCCTTAATAATTCTCTTACTTCCATCAAAATTTTTGGGAATTCTGTACCCCATTTACCTTTATCTTGAGTATGAGTAAGCGTTACATCACCTGTGGATAATAATCTATTTAAAGCTTCTGGATTTTGACTGAAAGATTCTAACAATAAATCTCTCATAACATCACTGGATGCTTTATCCCAAGAAACTGTATTTAAATCTTTAATTTTTCTACCAATAGATCTTGCTTGACTACCTGAAGCAATTTCTAGTTGTTTTCTAATGTCTTCTTTTTCATCATCTGACATAGAAGAAAATACTAATTTTTGAGCTTGAAATGCACCTTCTACTGTTTGAAAATTACCACCAATACGTATAGAAGATTCTGATTTATCACCAGATATAGTAAAAGGTCTAACTGCAAAATTACTTAAGTCTGCATTTTCACCAGTACCAGCATATATATTAATTGTTTCTGAAGATTGTTCAGATGCAAATAAATCCTGTTGAGTAGCATCAGAAGTTCTTAATTTAGTCAAAGGTTTTGTAACTAAAACTTTTACAGACTCATCTCCACGTTTCCATTCAATAACATCACCAACTTGAGCTTGTTTCCAATAATCCAAATGCCCTTGTGATTCATATCTTGTAGTTGCTGTCCTTTCTCCATTTCTAACTGCTTCTATAGTTGATTTGGATTTTAACCCTGGTCTGCCATGTTCTCCATAATCAAAAGTCATATTACCTTTAAATTTAGCTGGAACAGATTGATCAGGGGCTAACTCATATTCAATTTGCCATGCTTCATTTATTTTTGGTAATACTTTAGAATTAAAATAATCTTTAGACCATCCTTCTTTTTGAGACCACGCTTCTGCAAGGTTTGTAGATGCATTCGGTTGTACTGGAGACTGTTCATCAATTTGTGGTTTATTATACTCAAAGTTATCCAGATATTGTTGATATGCCGCTTCTGCATCAGCTTCACCTTTTTGAGTTTGATAGTCTTTAACCCATTCTTGATAAGATAATGGTTCAGTTGCTTGTTGAGTTTTAACTGTTTGCTGTATATTAGCAAGCATATCTGTATTAAACTCACCAGCTTGATTAAATGCCTTTGCTTGTAAACTAGCTTTTACCGGAGTAAGATCAGTAACCCAAGTTATTGGTTCTTCTGGCATAATTTCATAACCCTTTGGTACAACATTGTTGTATTTAAGAACAGATCTATTTCTACCACTCTCAATTAATATGTTTCCTCTATAACTCATTCCCTTCTTGTTAATCAATCTGTACACTGGGGCATCATCTTCATTAATGCCTATGTACTCATACAGGAACGTAGTTCTAGGATCATTGTTTCTATCTAATTTTACTTTTTTAAATGGTGGATATATAGGTTGACCATTTTGATTGAATGAAATTATAGATTGAGACTTTTTATCATATATAATGCCAGGAATTTGTACTTCTACTCCTTTCTTGTTTACTACAGTAAAACCACTATCTTCGTGAGGTAACGCCCTGTATACAGGTCTACCTTCTTCTTCAATAGTTTCTCTACTAGAATCTAATACGTAATAATCAATAGTAGGAACTACGTGGTCGTTCCACCACAAGTCTTTTATTACTTGGAATACTTTGATATCTTTAACCGCATCATCAGGATTTCGTTCTAGATCTCTAATGTAATCAAAATAACCTATTTCTTCTCTGATTGAATTAGGCACATATCTAAAGATGTTATTTTTACCAAATGCATCACCAGAAGTATAGAAAGCATATAATGCAAGATCTTTTGCAAAATCTCTTATTTCCTGATAATCGCTATCCCACAATTCTTCCCAAGCTCTGATGATTTCATTTTCTAAGTTATTGTCACCACTCTTGTTTGGTTTGTAAGCAATAAAATCAGGACCATTTAATTCAGTGGTATCCTCCTTTGGTCTACTAAAGATATTATTAATAAGTACATTTTCAAATGAACCATCACTACTTAATAAATCTGGATATTTGCCACTTCTTACATCAGATTTAATTCTATCCAATCTCTTAGAGATACTATTTGGACCACCTAACAAACTACTGAGCTTTATTCCATTTTCAGCTAAATACTTATTAAAGAAACCAGCTTTATACGTAGCTTCCATACTTCTGGTAATATTATTAATGTACGTATCATCACTAATTGCATAACCTTTAGTATAGAATTCTATTAATGTTCTTAGGTTTTCAAATTCTGGAGTAAGTCTAATCATTGTGTTTTGGAAGGCAATTCTAGGGAATATTAATGCATCTTGCATTTTCTTACCTAAGAATGTATTTGAGAATACCTTTATAGGGTCTTCAAATACTTGTTGCTCTACCATGAATTGTTTCCATTTATCCAAGAATGCACTTTGTAAACCAAAATTATTACCAAAGCGCTTAGTATCAATTTGAGATAATGTAGTTAATTCAGACAAAGATCTTGAGAACGGATTAAGTTCTTGATAAGTCTTCATAATAAGCAACTGATTGTAGTACCAATCAAATGTTTCTTCTTTTTTCAATTGCTTCTTTAAGTAATTGACATCGAACATCTTTTCTCTTTGTTTAACACCTACACCTTTATCATTCAAAAAGTCTAAAAGCTGATCATATTTACCTTTAGATAAAGATTTTGCTTTCTCAAAATATGTATTCCAAATAGTTCTATATGCTAGACTTTCAGGATTTTTGTTTTGTGTATCTACATTATAAAAGCCAGAGTATTTGTCATATTCTATTGCAAAGTCTTTTAATATCTGTTGAGGCAAGAAATAAAATGTACTTTCGCCTTTACCAGATCTAATCAAGAAGTTAGTCATATTAAATGTTAACTTCCTTACATTCAATCGAATGATGTATGGATCTTTTGCAACGTCCACATGAGCATTGATTAATGCTGATAACCAGTCAAGGATATTAATCTTATTTCTATCATTACTCTGGATACCATACAAATTACTTATACCATAGTCTCTTAAAATTTTATTTGGTTTAAATCTTAATTTGACCAATTGAGTAAGAACTTGATGAGCATTTGCTAATGCAAATGGACCAATACCAAATTTACCACCATTCAACTCCGCTTTAGTTCTACTCTGGAATGCTGGAGTGGCATAATACAGTTGGGATTTGCTTGTACGTTTACCTTGACCAGTTATTGTATCTACTTCTTTAAGAATGGTATCTTTTAAGTAATCGGTTACTGTATCTAGTGGTTGTCTAGCTTCTGCAAAGTTCAATGGGTTAGAAATAACTGATATATACATGTCAAGAAGCATATTTTCATTTGCTTCCTTTGAATTAGCTTCAAAATCAGTTTTACCATTATATCTTTCGTAGACTTTACGAACTATGGTTTCATCATCTAAGCCAGCTTCTCTGAGTCTGTTAGTGTAATCTTCTTTAGTCTCAAATTTGATTCTATTACCATTCTTATCATAATTGTACCTAGCAACAAATAACTTATCAATATCGAAGTCAGAACCAGTAAGAGATGTAAATTCATCAGGTAATGTGATAGTATCACCAATTTGCTCAGGATATAAATCTACTACTTTAAGAGCTGCAGTTGATGCTTGACCTTGAGCAGGAATACGATAACCCATTGCAATAGCCTTAGAATTTGGACCAACTATACCATGATCTATTAACCACTTCTTAGCTTCACTAAAAGTCTTTTTATCATAATCTGGAATTATGTGTTTCAATAAGTTGATTGAAATAACACAATCCATAGTACCATCGGTATTTGCGAATCTTAACTTTCTTTCATTTTGTACATCTGAAGTTACAGCAATTCTATTGTACAATATCGAAGACATTTGAATAAACATACCACCAGGTAAGTTGGTATCAACAATTGATTTATTCAACATTGATATAAGACCGCTTTCTATCCAAGAGTTATCAGATAAACCAGAAATTGGTGCAACAGTTTCACCATTTTCAACATCCAAACCATTAATAACATTGTCATTCATGTTTGAACTTAGAGCTTTGCGTTGCATAATTTCAGCAAACCTTTGTACACTTACTTGGGGTTTATCTGGAGTAATACCAAAATCTCTTTCTATCTCTTTTCTACCAGCCTCAGTAATCGCATTATGAGCACCATTAAAATTGTTAATTAATTCATCACCACTGTACACTTTACCATCTGGTGTGGTATATTTCCATGCACTTCTGATATTACCCATAGCAGCTTTTTGTGCTTGAGATACAAACATCTGTCTTTCTGCATGATGAGGATCAGTAATTAACTGACGTCTAAAGTTAGTTAAAGACTGTTTATGAGTAGGCATTGACATTAAACTGTCCATGTCTATTTCTTTATTAGTCTTATCTTTATAAATTCTTGATTTAACCTCTTTAGCCCTTTGTCCTACTTTTACTGCGGAATCAAAAGCAAGCATATGTATATTACGTGATTGCATAACTTCCAATACTTTACCCATATCCCCAGTAGAGAAAATACGATGCACAGGGAACATAGCCATCTTATCAAATATTGGTATATCCCTTTTAGCACCTACATCGTAATGATCACCAAAATACATGAATTTCAAAGGTTTCAATGTAACCGCCAATGCTTCTGCATACGTATCCATATCTGCTTCAAGATCTGCATTTGGATCATTAAGTAAGTCAAATGCTTTTGCTACTTGTGGTGTCCATCCATCTACTCTACGTACTAGTTCTTTATAAAACTCTGGAGATATTAGTACTGTGGCATCAGTTTGGTTTACTTTACCTTTTGGATTGAGATAACCATTAAATTTATCTCTTACTATAAGATTAGCTGCATCTTCTACATCCTGAGGTAAAGCTTCAGAACTATCGTAAGTTCTAATTGCCTCATCTAATGTCATATTGTGCATTTCCTGAAGCAAGCGTATAGCCGCAGATCTTTTAGCATACTCTGCAATTTGATCAGCTTGTCTACTTACGATAACATTATCTGATAGTGTACCTACGTTCACTTCAGTGAGATCTGCCATTGGATTTCCTTCTTCGTAGTCTATTCTTGGAGTAACACCAGTGGATAATACCTCACGTAAACGTTTAATTTTATCTACAGGATTTTTGTAGTAGGCTGGATCTTTTATAAAAAGTTTCTCAAATTCAATTACTGAAGAAATGGTATTAGCAAAATAATTACCAATCATTTCAGCAGCACCAAGATTTTCGCTATAATTAGAAACTGTTGCAGATTTTTTATAATGTGATGATGCTTCTTCTAATGCCTTCTGTGGTAATGCTAAACTCGTTACACTAGCTATTTTATTACCATCCCATTTAATTATACCTAATTCTTGTGCATAATTTAACTCATCTTTAAATGCATCCCATAGATAGTTATTCATCAGATTTGCTTTCTCAGCATTACTGAACTTATTCCAATTATTTCTTATTTGAGAAATAATAGAAGTTCCATATTCATTACCACCAAGATCTTCTGCTAGGTCTAATGCTTCATTAAAGTTTGAAAAATCTTTTTCAAATTCAATACCATTTAATGTAGGTCTTTCTTTCAATTTAAAGAATCCGTTGAAGTATCTGAATCTATAACCGTTTCTGTTTCCAGTGTCATAGTTCTTTATTTTTTGTTCTTCAGTCAAATTCTTCTCATTCTTGTAATTAAATTCAATGGTATCTAATTCAGTTTCAAAGTAATTGATAAATCTTTTAAGAATTTGAGCATCGAACTTTATTTCACCATTGCTTACATCAAATGGATTTTTGAAGTTATTTATTGCAGTACCATACAACGTATTATATGTTTGAGAATCACCCATAGTAGGTAAGATGATTCTACCTGCTCTGGTAAATGTCATTTTAGCAATATAGTCTTCAAGAGGGGATATTTCTGTATACTTACGTCCTTTATCTGCACTACCTTGTTCCTTAAAGTATACAAATGTTTCAAACCCTATTTTACCTTTAGTATCCGCATTATTATACAAATTTGTTAACAATACAGAACCCTTGAAATAATTAGGATTGTCATTATTACCAGTATTGTATAACACTTTGGTAAGTGCTTCTACCGTTACTGGATCATTATCCAATCTTTGAACCATATCAGACAAATAATTGTGTTCTGATATAGGATATAACAATTTACCATCAGTAGCTAATACTAATAATTCATCAGAAGAAGGATGCAACATTGCATATGTCTCAGCAAGTCTTCCTAAGAATTTAGAATCAGCATAATACTTTGTAATACTTCTATTGTATTGACCAGGAATTACACCACTTTCTTGAATCTTTGCTAAATCCTTTACTTTGGAATTAAAGAAGAAGTATATACTCTTATTGGATCTATCTGATAACATTGAAACTAATGCTTCAGTAGGATCTGAATTGTAATATTCCTTAGTAAGGAAAGAATTTAGTGACTCTAAATCAATTCCTACTCCAACTTTATTGAGTAAACCAACTATCTTATTCTTAATAGTAATTAGCTTTTCTGGTACATATTCTTTGTAAGTTTGACCATTTACTAATTTTTTGTTAGGTGTAGTTTTATATTTCTCTACAACCTTTATTATTTTATTAAACTCATTGTTGATTTCTCTAGCTATGAATTCTTCAGATTCACTAACTTTTGCTTTGAATAAGTTATCAGAAGTGTCTAATACGCTTCCATTTGTTATTAAACTATAGTTCCAACCTTCTAATATGTTTTTAGATACTTTATTTGCATTTTCATCTTTAACATATAAGTTAGTTTGTTCATTACCATTCTCATCTTCAACTTTTTCTGATAAAATACCAACTAACTTATGTCTAGCTTTACGGAACGTATTTCTAAACTGAGTTTGTAAGTTCTCTCTTGCTATTTTTTGAGCTTCATCCTCTTGAATACCTTTCTTCTGCACGTATTCGTTTGTAACCTTGTATAACTCGTTATACAGAGTTTTAAATAACGGTGCTACTTTAGCAAGTTTTGCACTCTTGTCCATCATTCCTTTGAATGTGTTTTCAGAGTGAATTTCATTAATAATGGTATTCCAAGATTTATCAAAGTCGACCATTAGAGGTAAGCCTGTAACAGGACTCTTTATTGCAGCAACACCTTGTACTTTAGTCACAGTGCCATCAGGATTTGTTTTTTGTTTCATGACAAATTCTGTTCTAGGCATTGTTGCAATGAAAATCTTTATAGATGCAAGAGCATTATCTTTAACTGAAACAGCTAATTGTTCTTGAATGTAGTTAGCCATCTGATCACCTACATCATTACCAACTGCTTTCTCATCAATCTCTGCATCAATATTTTCCTGCTTATCCACTGCTCTTATTTGATACTCATTTAATTTATTTATAATTTCTGGTTTAAATACAGTATCAAATGTATTGTATATTTCATTTCTAACTTCCCCTTGCTCCTTAGTAATAGTTTCTTTTTCAACTAACTTTGCTGTTATTTCTGGTTTTAATGCAGCTTTCAACACTCCGTAATTAAGATTCTGTAAATCATCACGCAATCTTACATTATTTAATGTAAATAAAGCACCTACAAGTGAATTTACAGTTTCTTTAAATTGTGTGTTATTAATGTTTTTAAATTTATGACCTCTTACCTTAAATGGGGCACCTGCACCTTTATATGCAGCAAGAAATTCATTTACAGCAGCTGAATTTTGTTTAGATCTATTATAATAACCAGAAGCGATTCTATTAAAAATATTATCAATGCTGGTATCAGTTCTCCAAACCCATTTACTTATGAAATTCTTAATAGCTTTCCAAGCTCTTTTAAGAAGATTTAATTCAGGATCTACTTTATTCAGCATATACTGCCTAAAGTCTTCTGCTAAAGCTTCCTCTACTTGTTTATCACTTCCAACAAAACCAGTTCTATTTCTATAGAATTCATAAATTTTCTTTCTTTCCTTTGGAGAAATAGTTAATAACGATACTCTATGGAATGCTTCATGATACAATGTACCACGTTCTGCACCTTTCCACAGTATGGTAGAATCTTTTCTAACAAGACCCATAGCATATTCATTACCACCAAGTGCAATAGCATCTTCAACGATATGTAAAGAATCTTCTGGTAATCCTAATTTATTTCTAAACCATTGAATTTCCTCTGGAGTTACTACTTCTGATATGTTACCTGTAACTTTACGAGTAGGTATATCAAAATCTTCATCAATACCCAAGCTTAAAGGATCTATTTCTCCATCATTAGTTATTTCCTCTATATAAGAATCATCTTGAGTGGTAATTTCAGATGTTGTAACATCTTCAGTAACATTTGCCTGTGGTTCTGGAATACTAGGAATATTTGGCAATGAACCTGCTTTGTTTTCAACAGCTTCTTTTACTTCAGGATTATTGATCTTTCTTGGTATCTTTTGAACATCTTCAGCATATGCGAAAGAATCTTTGAACAGTTGATCATCTAAATCACTTCTTATTATACCAGCTTTTTCTAACACACCCATAGTATAAACTGGGGTAGAAGAAATGAAATCATCCTTAGTAAGAGATATACCTGGAATGATATCAAGCAAATCAACAGAATTATTGTTAAAATAATCATATACAGAAGGTAATGCTTCTTTTATTGGGCTGAAGAAATTCTTTCTAGCTACACGCCAATGGAATCCCATTAAAGCTTCAACTATGTCTTTTTTATCCTGAGTAGATAAATTGCCTATATTGAATGTTTTTTCACCAACTATTAGATTGGATTTATCATCAATATACAATTGCTTTTCTTTTAACCAATCAAATGTTTTATCTGCAGTGGTTACTTTGGTAGCATCTCCAAATCTAACCATAAAGTCAATTAATTCTCCAGCAATAACTCCTGTATCTCTATATTCAGAGTTAGGATTAGTGCCATAATTGATTAACAAGTCAGCTAAAAACTCAGCTTGCTTCCTGTCAAATCTTTGAAGAGTTAATTGTAATGGCAACATTTGATTTGATAAAGTACTAGATTTCGGTGGATAAATAAATAATTGTCCACTACCCCCTTTACCTGGCAACATTTCACCATTGGCTCCTATTATATCGGAATCTTTTACAATACCATCACTTATACCAAATGTTACATTTTCTGGAGTAATATCAGTAATTTCTGTTGGTATCTGTAAGCCTTTTACTTCGTGTATTGGTCTGAATACAGCTCTACCATCTTTTCTAACAACATTAGGTATTCCTTTAGTTCTAACTATTGTGCTAGGTACTACAGCTTCATCATTTGTTGCAGACTCTATTGTAGAAATTACTGCATTTCTAAATCTACGTAAATCTGCTATAGATAAATCATTAGCATTATTAATAAGATTAATATCCTCTTCTGTAAGCCTTTCTTTAGGTATGCTAGCTAATTTTGCTGCTAAGAAAGTTCTAGCTCCAGAAGGAGTTTTCAAAGCCATTGCATAATCGCCAGTGCCATGATGAATTAACATTATTATAGATGCAGAATCATATGTACTAGGATCATTTTCTTTATATGGTTTATGCCCCTTTTCTGTATAATCTTTATTTATAACAAACTCACAGAAACTATCATTAAAAAAGTTTGGATCTTTTATTCTCTCTGCTAATTCCTTGCCTGGCTTGGCACCAGGATAAATAGGCGTTGTAGCATCAGGATTAAAGAACAGTGTATGAGATACTTTATCTTGTACCATTTCTTCAATTTCTAAAGATTCATCCAAATCTCTAGTCTCAGAGTCCATATCTGCTCTTCTGTTCATTTTAGATTCTGTAGCAATCTTCTTACGGGCCCATTTTACTTGAGATTCTTCAGTTACTTCAGGATTAGAAGTTTCATAAGTTTCAGATACTTTTTTATCATCCTCGTCTGAAACAGCTTCAGAATTTGCAAGATCTATCAGAGCTTTTTCATCAGCTCGCTCAAATTCTATTTCATCCTCTTCGTCTTCTTGAGTTTCAACAACTGGTTTAGGCTCAGGTTTAGGTTTCCTTTCAGTATCTTCTTGTTTTTTTTCTTTTACTTTGGCTAAGGTTTCTTCAAACTCCTTACTTAACTCTTCTAATCCTTTAGTAGGAAATTCTTCATCTTCTTTTATTTCCTTCTCTACTACTGGTATTTTAGTATCAATGTCAGAAGTAGCCCTGTCATCCATAATAGGAGTTTTTGGAGACGTTGCCTTTTCTTGCTCTACTTCAGTAGCTACTTGATTATCTACTTGAGTTTCGTTGTTAGTAATAGGTTGTTGATCATCACTTTGATTAGCTGCTTCTCTAGACATTTCTTTTGCAGATTCTGCTTCAACAACATCCTTTGCATTTTCTTCTACTATCTTTGATGCTTCATCTGAATTGTTTATATAATTATCAATTCTTTCTTTTATCTTTTTACCTATATTCTTTTTTGATTCATTAGAAGCGTTGTTGAAGTTTATAAGTTTGCCATCTTCCAAAGTATTGCCGAATATTTCGTTCATCTTATGCTCAGCTACCAAAAGGTCATGATTTGCAATCATTGTGTTGACATAACTATCAATACCTTTGTTAACCAAATTTGGAGTGGCTATGAAGTTTGAACTGAATCTAGTACCTTCTGATAATTGATTTAGTTTAGCATCTATGTCTTTTAATATATTAGGTATTTCTTTTGAAATAGATTTACCAACAGCATTTGACTCATTCGTTATACCAAACTTTTGTTGATTTTCTTCTGGCTTAGATTCGAGTGCTGTTTTTAATTGTTCTAATGCTTGCTTTTGAATGTTTAACTTAGTTAATGCAACAGCAGTAAGCTTCTCTTCTGGAGAATAATGATTTAACATTTGATCATTTTCCAAAGTAGTATAGAAATTATTATCTGCTTCTTGTGCCTGATTAGCATTGTCAAGTGCTTCTTGTGCATCTATTGTTGCCAAGTGTTGCAACCCAATTAAAGTATTATATTCAGTAGTCCCAGGATTGTAACCAATAGTTTTACCAATGTTCTGATTTACTTTAGATTTAGATAAACTAAAGATATTATTTGCAGTAGCTATCTCATCATTTAAATCTTGTTCAGTGATACCTTCTGGTAGATTGTACTTGTAGTTTTCAAGTACATCAAGTACATTTTGTTGATAGTTTAATTTTTTGTTTGCCATCTCAGAGTAGGACATAGCTTTGATCATTGCATCTTTTTTACCAATGTGATCTGCAACTACGTCTCTTACAAAAGAGTTGGCAGTCATGTCTTTGTAAGTCTTTAACCCAGAATGATAAGCAATTGTAGGTCCACCCATGTATAAACCTAATGCAAAACCACCTTTTACATCATTCCAAAATTGTGGATCATTTGCTAATTCAGATTCAGTATCTATTCCAGACAATATTTTTGCAGTACGATAATTTGCATCAGCTAAACCCATCAAAGATTGAAAAATGCTGCTAGACTTTCCATCATACTTACCTGAAATATAATCATAATCAAATACATCTTGATTGGCTTCTTCAAACGCTTCTCCAGTAGCAGAAAAACCCAATCTACCAAGTGCTTTGGCAGCTTGCAGACTAGCATTTTTTACTGGGGAATTGTATGCAAGTCTAGCATTAAACCCAGTATAAGCGTCTATAAGTTTGTTATATTTACTTGCTGCAGCTTCGCTTAATTTCGTACCTGTTTTTAACAATGGGTTTAAAGCAGTTTTAATTGGAGCTGTTATTATTTTACCCATAGCTTTGCCAAGAGGTGCAAATACTAAAGCAGATTGAGCAACATCCATAGCAGATAATGCCATGTTGTTATCATAAACTCTTTCTAATCCATCTTTTAAGGATCTTTTGGCATTTGCTAGAGTTGCATCATTTATGTTTATCTCTCCAGATATAACTCTATCTATTATCTCATCATCAGAGATCTTAGAAACATCTATATTGGGGTCTTGTTGTTTTAACTGGTTTCTACCAATTTCAGCATATTGTTTAATGTCAATACCTTGTTCCTTTAGATTATCTTCAATTCTAGATCTATATGCACCATATACTTGAGCTAAAGATTCTCTATGTCTACTGTATATATTACCAGCAACACTAGCTGCAGTAGCTGCAATTGCACTACCCCACCCAATTAAATTAGATGCAGCACCAATTCCAGGGACAGCGTTCAATGCTCCAGTAGTAGCATAGTGTCTACCTAACCACAAAGCTCCGGTAGCTAAAGCATCTGCAATATAACCATCAACAGTTGCCATAGAAGAACCTGTTAAACCTGGACCAGCGTATAAGAAATAATCTGGGGAATACCAAGGTTTATCTTGAGCTCTTTGTTCCTTTATTCTAAATTCAGAAGACGGTGTATAATTTTCAGATCTTTCTCGTAAGTTAGAGTATATATTATTTATTTCTTCATTTACTTTAGATCTTTCTTCTTCCCACGATTTTCTAGAATTACTTAGATATTCAATTCTCGCATCAATGTTATCACCTTCTTTTTCACCATATTTAGACAAGATGCTATCGTATTGCTCTTGTCTATCTGCTAATGTTCTTTGTAGTTGAAAGTATTCAGATATTGCATTTTTGTATTCTTCAGAATTCTCATCCAAAGTAGGAATAGTATTTTCAAGATTTTTAAGCTTTTGCTTATCACTAAGAAAATTTAATTCATAATCAATATCATCTAATACGGGATTTATATCCTTAGCTAATTTAGCTCTTTCCGACATTAGATTGATTTGATCTCTACTATTCATAAAAGTGGTCCATGCATCTTTTAAGTAGCTCTTATCTTTAAGAGTTTCCTCTGGATTTTCTTTGTCCAATAGATACATTTCTTCATAATCATCAATTGGAGTTTGTTCCAATTCACGATCATACCCTGTTTTAATTTTTGTTAAAGGGGAATGCTGTGCATTTACTTGCCGTATAGCGGCAGTAGTGGCATTGGTTTTAGAGGGAATTAAACCAGCATTGTATTTGTCTAATATAGATGTTTCCATATATTATTGTAACAGATTAAGCATAGTTTGATAAAGTTCGATATCAGAAGAATATGATTCGTTATATGAACTATCATATAAATCATTTTGTAGTTTAGACCCACCATGTTCTTTATTGACTTCTTGATCAAAAGTCATTCTTGTCATACCATGTGGATCAATTGGTTCCATTGCATCAAATGTAAAGTATTCTCCAGTAAGAGCTGCACCACCTCTAGTGTCAGAGTGACCCCACGCATCTTCCACACTTTCACCTTTTATTGGCTTAACACTTAAACCAACTTCAGATGTTAAACCCATAGTTTTATTAACCATTTCTTTAAAACTGTCAACATCATAGTTAGCATTTCTTATAGACTGAATAGGTATCTTAACACTAACCCTTTGAAATAATTGTGGTTGGCCATTGGATTCACCTACCATTATTTTGTTTCTAGGCACCTTTATAACATCTTGGAATACTCCAGATTTTAGGTCTTCTGCAAAGTTTCTATTAAGTCTTGAATTGTCCTGAACCGTGTATTTCATAGAAGGAACCTTCATTACTTTGTTTACAAAGTCTGTGGACAATATTAACCCATTAGTATCTGGAATAGTAAATCCATTAGTTATAGCATCATTACTGTTAATTTCTACTTCTTTAGAAGATTTTATTTTATTGTAACGGTTCATAACTAATCCTGAAGTAGGATAAGTAAGTTCGTTCAACACCCTGGACGCAGTATCATAGTACAGTGGTAACTTTTCTTGTTTTACTCCAACAGCTGGGAATATATCAGATTGTTTAGCAAACATATCCCTAACATCCTCTGCATAAGCATTTGCCATAGCTTCATTACTGTAGTTCTTTGATGCAGATTCTTGGTATGCCTTATACATAGTGTTGTATTCTTCTGGAGTAATAGCACCTAATTCTAGAGCATTAGCAGCGTCTGTCAAAGTCTGTATCATAGATGCTTGACCTTCTATAAATGATCTTGTTCTAGTTAGATTTGGATTATTTTGCATTTGACGCTTTTCTTGAACTACTGCGTCATTATACAATTTAGTATAAGCATCTGGATAATCAGTTGGTTGTTCACCATTTTTTCCTTTTCGTATAGCTGCAACTCTTAAAGCTTGTTGTTCTTTCAAAGCTTGCATTGCATATGGGTCTACTGTAATATTATTTCTAATGTATTCTTGATTATCTATATATGCTCTTTCCATAAAAGCATTTGCAGCATCTTCAGCGGTTGCTCCAGGGTTCTGTTTTAAGTACACTTGCATATGCATTTGAGCCTCAGGAGTAGATAGTATACCACTTTTATTTTCATCCAATATTTTTTTAATTTGACCCCCAGTTACACCAGTATGAATAAAACCGTTGGATCTACCCAAATAGCTATCTTTAAGATTATTTACATATTTATCTGTAAGATCTTTTATTGATTGATAACCTAGTGGAGATACATCATTATAAATACCTGAAGTAAGTGTGTTATAACCAGTAAAATCAACATCGTGCCACAAGGGATTATATTTACCTTCTAGCATTAGACGTTGATTTACTTTTTGTCTCTCTCTTAAACCTTCAGCACTTTGACGAAGCATACTTAATTTAGCTCTGTCTACATTGTTTATTGCTGAATATATCTTAGATCTACCTTCTGCAGTTTTTATCATGTCTAAGTTTTTAGACAATTCTTCAGCCACAGGCAAAGCTCTACCATAAGTTTCATCATAGTATGCTTTTGTGTCAGCAGCGGATGGAGATTGAAATTCAGCCCATTTGTCCAAAGCTGTTGAATAATCTTTTAATGCTTGATCTACATTTTCTTTTGCCTGCTTCCCAAGTGTATACAATTGTTCAAATGGAATTGGAACGTATGTATTTATGAACTCTGCTTGTGCAGGATTATCATATCTATTTACCATATTAAACTCTATTTCTAGTTCTTGTTAATAAATTATCCACTTGTTCTTTAGTAAATCCTTGACTTAAGAAATCAGCTAAGAATGGTAGTGTCATTTGATCCCTACTAGATTGATTTTGCATTAGTCTATTTACTTGAGACCATTTACCAAGTTGACTAGTTGCAGTTGCTCCAAAGTTTCTAGCAGCAGCTCTGTTTCTAGCATTAAGATCGTTGTACATATTTTCACTTTGTACAAATTGTTGTCCTAAATTATTAAGAGTATTTGCGTATTCTCCTAAGTAAGCATTGTCAGCATTTTGTTTAGTGGCGTACATGTTTGCATTAGAAGCATACTCATCAACAGCAGCTTGAGTTCTTGCTGCTAAATTAGCACCAGTATTAGCATTAATATTTGCTAAGTTATAATTTGAAATGGCCCTTGATCTACTGTTAGCTAATCTTGCAGGTTCAATATTCATTCTACGTCTAGCCATTGTACTTCTAACTGCACCAGCATATGGATTTAATACTAATGGTTCTTCTTCTGGTCCTCTTAATGATTGTAAAGTATTATACACTGTAGGAGCCAATGATAACCAATCTGGTGAATATCCACTTTTTGGTTTACCAAGTGCACGTTTCTTAGTAGCTTCATCTGCAGACGTTGGTATATTTACTGGAGTAACAATATCCTCCCAATCTATTGCCATACTAGTGTTTACTAGTGGTATTGTTGGTTCAGATAATCTTTGAGTAGTGGTTTTAGTAATGTTGGGTTTGGTTGTCTGTTTGGTGGTTACGGAACCAGTAGTACTAGGAGTTTTTGTAACTTGTTTATTCGATGCATTTGTGTACATGCTTGTTACAGTTGGTTCAGATTCAATCGGTCGAAGAGGTATGTCAACATAGATCGGCTCGTCGTTTGCATATGTGATTGCATCTACTGTTTGTGTTGGATATGAAAACCAAGCACCAGTAGTAGGAGAACCAATTGATAAAGGATTCATAGATGTACTTCTATTAAATACTTTACTAATGTTGGTGTCACCAGTATAATCCATAGAAGTGGCAGAAGGCTTTGTATTTCTTGCAGATTCTACAGCTTTAGTTATGTTCTTGTTATTTATAAGAGGACCAAATATGCGTTTTGGAAAATACCCCAATGCTTCACCAAATTTATTTAATCCTGTACCGAGTTCATCGAAGAAATCAGAATATGCAGCGTATGTATCTGCATTCATCTTACTTCTAACATCGTCTACAGTTTTACCTTTACCATCTGCATATGCAGGTATTCCTTTTACTTTGGGTTTAACTCCTTTAGCAGCTTTAACTGCTTCTTGTTCTGCTAATAATTTATTGTAAGCTTTATTAGCATTTATTTTATTTAATCTGTTTGTATTTTCAGCAAACTTGTCTTTGCCTTTGCTAGGTTTCGTCATCTTAGATAATATTTGTCCTTCCTTAGCAAATGTGTTCTTTGTACCAGGTCTTTTAATTTTGTCAGATAACACAGATTCCAAAGTAGACGCATCGACTAAATGATTATCTGTGCCTGGTTTAGTATTTGGAACTTGAACAATATTTCCATAATCATCTCTAACCACTTCATTGTTGTCCAAGTAAGCTAAGTCTGGGAGTATTCCACCATTCTCGAATGTATATGCAAGATCATTATCATCCCAATATTCTCCTTCAGTTTCAGCTGCGGCATTCATACCTATTTTAGTTTTATTGAGAGTTTCTTTTCTGCGTCTTAACGCTTGCATTTGTTTCTTGCGTTTAATTGAACCAATAAGTCCACTCACTAATCCTAATCCACCACCAACAGCAGCACCAATAGGACCACCTACAGTGAGACCAGCACCGGCTAACGAAGCTGCACTGCCAATAGTACTACCTGCAATATCACCTGTTGAACCTTCTTCTGATAAACCAGAAATGGCAGAGCCAAATACATTAGCTCCACCAAGGTAGTTTGACAACTGATCCATGCCAAACGCATATGCTGGTATAGTATTTTTGTTATTTTTCTTTTTCATATTATATCATTGAGTATCTATAAGCTGTACTAATGTATGGCACTTTAAATTTATTACCACCATTGCAATCATACTTATAATTACAGATAAGATATTTTCCTTTCATCCTATCTTTGTATGATTTGTTAGCCAGTTGTTCTACTTCATTAAGCTTCAAAGAATTACGAGGGATTGCAAATTTATAAGTATCCTCTCTGTAATCAATATCTTCACTAGTCAATGTTTCACTAGTTTGTCTTTTTGTAGTAAATAATATCAAATCAAAATTAGTATCTGTAGTAAAATCACCACCATATTCAACATTATCAAATGTTTTGGTTTGTGGATAATCTTTGTTAACTACAAATTCTATTTCAGATACCTTTGCTTTGTCAGAATCTAAATCAGCTTGTTCACCACCATTATATTTAAACAGTTTCAATGATTTAAATAAATATAGTTTATCACTAAACTCTGCATAATAGTCTGGATTATAGTTATAGAATGAAGTAAATACTCCTAATTGTTCATTAAACGCTAGTGTTTTATCTCCTAGAGTAAACAGAACTTCATTGTATTTCTTATCATATACTGCAATAGGATCTTTTTTAAACAAGTCTTTATTCTTATTCAAATAAGATTGAACTCCTTTTAATTTAGATACTGTTTGTAATTGACCATTAAAACCACATATCTCATTACGTTTACTATCATACCAGTACACAGTGCTATCTGATTGAGTATTTGCTCTTAACTGGTTTGGACTTTCACCATTCATTGTAGTAAAATAGTCATATCTATCTAGTATACCACCAACACCTAGAGTAAGAGCACCTGGATTATTATCAGTTATAATAGAACGTTCATTCACTGCAACTGTGCCAAAAGCGTCTGTTTGCCAGAATACTAAATTATTTTTAAACAGTTTCATATCATTAATTGGACCAAATCTAGTATCTACATCAAGATAATTAGCTACTTTAAATTTTGTCCACGAATCAGTAACTTCATTATTTGTTTTCAGTTCTGAAGATATGATACGAGTATCTGTTAATAGATTATCTATATTATAGATAGATTTAGCTACAAATTTCTTTGCATTAGGCTGAGCAGAATATGCGTCATTGTATGCATATGATGGAGTATTTTGAGTGTATAAATCTCCAACAGTTACTATATCGTCTTCTACAAAATGATTAGCATATCCATCACCAGCTTGATAAGTTCTATTTATAGATGAATCAGCATGGGTTAATGCTAAATTAATACTTGATTCACATGGTATGAACGCACCTAAAAATAATCTATTTGATTTATTATTATAATAATCATCTGTATTGTAACTAAACATACAGTTATTATAATCAAATATGTTTAGATAAGTATCGCCACCATAACACAACACTGTGGAAACACTAGATTCAGCACTAGCTCCTGTAGTAATATACACAGAATTCTGTACAGCAGAGTAGGAATTGCCACCATAAGCATTTACACTTTGTTTCATGTTGCATAATACTACTGCATTTAAATATCTAGCACTTGAAGATCCTGATGCTAAAGATATGTTAGAGATCATATTATCACTTTTGAATATAGCACAAATCCCATGTGGACCATATTTTCTAACATTATTTGCGTCAGTCTTATCTACTTCACTGTCTCCTGCAGTTCTAATATTATCCCACACCCAGTTATAATATACTTTATCACCAATAGTAATTGCTTCAGCATTATACCAAGGTTGATCACCATTTGTTAACCAAGGACTACTGGGTCCTGCATATTTTGCACTTTCTATTGCAGCAGATTGAACACCATTTTCAACATATAAACCATAGTATTTAGCAAGTAACGCTGAATAGAAATCATCATTGTTTATTACTATTGCTCCATTAGTCACATAACCATTACTAGGCTGACCTCCTAATGATTTAGTTGGTTTTATTGTGGAACCATCGTACTTTATAGATCTAGCATTTGCTAATACTTTTAGAGATCCATCCGTTATTCCCCAATCACCATCTGCAGTAATAGGAGATGTCATAATCCCTACCTTTTCAACTGTTTGAAACTTATCAATTAATGCATCTGCATTTTCTCTGTTAATTGCTATCTCTGGAGATACAAACATGAAATAATTGTTAGATTGTGTATCTGACAAGTTAAAGGTATATTGAAAATCTCCATTATTGCGGGTCTTTGCATAATAGCCATGCTTATTTGAATAAGCTAGATATGGGAATGGTGTTAAGATGTTAGAATCTCTATCATAATTCGTAATGCAACTTACTACTCCTTGAGCTAATATAGTTCTATCAGATAGAGTTCTTTCGCATCTAACTATCTCATATCTTACTACGTCTGATGGTAAATTCTTTACTTCAAATTCAATACCAAGAGGTTTAGTAACAACTGATAAATTAGATCCATAATCACTAGCCTCATTGGAAGTAAAAAACTTATAACCAGAATCTTTATTAGATGGCATTCTTATATCACCTATCCAATGTACCGGTGATGCCAAACCTTGCTTATTATACAATACTATACCAAATCTATAAATCTCATCCCTCATATATCCTTTTACTTTGGACTCTATTTCGGCATTAGAATAGTTTGGTATTTTGTTACCAGATGATAAACTTATTGTATTTGATTTATCATTACCTTCATAGTTAATACCTAAACTAGTAAGTGATCTTGAAGAAGCATTGAATGTAAATTCTTCGTTTATCATTCCTCTAGATGTAGTAGATGCATCTTCTAGTAAATCTGTAGTAATAAACCTATATGACACATTCTTGCCTTTTCCACCTTGTATGTATCCTCCTGTTGGAGAAGTAGTGTATTTGTATGCACTACCATCTACATTAAATGGGCATATACAATCGTGGTCTTTAGGTATATTTGTAGTAGTTAATGCTGATAGAGCAAAGTTTAACGAAGAACCAGAGTTAGATAGCAATAATACATTACCAGAAGAATTAGCTCTAAATGCTCTAGCATCATATTCTACATCCCATGTTTCCTCAGTAAGATTAGCAGCAAATAATCTGTTATCTTTAGATTCTATTACTTCAGGTATAAATGTATAATTAGCTAATGAATTAAATTCATCAATACTTAATTCTGATACTAAGCTACCACCTTTATCTTCATAATTTATTACAGAACCAGTGCCAATAACTATATCATCTACTATAGATATTACAGGTACTTCATTCTTTGCCTTATAGAATAAAGAGATTATTCTAAGTCTATCAAATCCAGTACTATTGTTTCTTACTTGTAACTTTATGGACTTACCAGTATTTTGTCCTTTAGAACTTCCTTTTACAGCATTGTAATTAGTTTTTTGATCTCCGTCACTCAAATGATAAAGAGGGGTAAGTGGAGATATTGCAGACTCTGTACCTCTTACTTTAAACAATTGATAACAGTACTGTATCATTCCAGATTCTAAACTACCTGTTCCAAATCCATTAAATTCAAATGGAGGTAATGTAGCCTTTGGTAGCATTACTATAGTATCCGAAGTAATAGATGAATTACTAGATATGTGATCATCATCCACATTGATTACTTTAATTTGTGAATGACCATCTGCCCAATATACTTTTACATTATTACTTGCTTCCCATCTACATACACTACTAATTGCAGCTACGTTGCTAGATGATACTTCTATATCTAAAGGCCTATTAGTTACCACTTTTGTTACAATTGGTTCTTCCTGTGATCTAGAAAAATCAATCCTATAGACATTATTATTGCTAGTACCATTAATTTTAGTAAAAACAATCGCCCAATCTCTTACTGTGGTAACATGTATGATAGTTTCACCAGACAAATTTGAAGAAGGTCTACACGCTAAAAATCCTTCTATATTTTGCATTGCTGCAAAAGAAGATCCTTCATTCGTTAGTATACGAATGTTCTCTGCATATATATACTGGTTATCTTTCAATACGGAATAATCTACGTCCATACTAAGACCCCCAGAAAATGTATTTGTTTGTCTAGTAGCGTTCATTTGCGTTATAAATTATTTGTCTTTCCCCAGTATGTGAATAAAAAGTATTGTGATCTCTAAATTCTGGAACGATTTTATTCCAATTATTTTTAATAGACTCCATACCATCTTCATTTGGCATCAATGCCTCAGCATATGCTTGGTTTCTATAAAAATTCCAAGATCTTCTAATATCGTAGTACACTTCTCGATTTAACTTACCATTCAAATACTCAGGATACTTCAGTTTCATTGTAACATACCAGTATATAGCCTCAGTATAAGAAGTTAAATCTGGTATTAAAGCGTATCCATCTTCATCGGTAGGTATCGCACTGTATGATAATTTTAAGTAACCTGACGGAACATTACACATTATAAACCCAGGTTTGATACTATATTGCAATCCACCACTAGGATTTGCTGTATTGAACCCATCGTTATGTGTACGTTCGTTTATAAGATTTGAAATAATTGTACGTAGATTTTGATTGGTATTTAGTAATTCTAAAGCCTCTGTTTTATCTATATTACCGATCATATCCACTACCAAGTTAACCATTGTATCCTCTTGTACAATCATATTTGGGTCACAATGTTCACAGCAATTATTATGACGGCATTCCTTTTTGTGGCCAAGTTCATCATAACAACCACAATTGCAACAACATTTGTCATGTCCCCAAACAGCAAATGAACCTGTAGCTTTCCTCATAGGAAACCAAGGTCCATCACAATTAAAAGAGTATGCAACTTGATGCAATTGATGAAGATCACATGGTAATGATGCTTGATACCCACACAATTTAGTAATTGGAGTACCATCTTGACCAGATACTTTTGGAATAAATTGTGTAACAGCACCAATCTTTTCAATTGCTTCTCCACACCAAGATCTGATGTCACTTATTCTCATGTCATCTTCTTTCAAATCTAGATCAGCAATTATCTTAGCAATTACCGTTTTAATTGAAGTTAATTTTGTAATCATAATTCTCTATAATTCTATTGCATAGTCTCTAATGCGATTCTTAAGTATATGTGCTAAATGACGTTTATTATCTCTTGTCATAATTAATTGATATTTCGTTTTATTTCTAGTTATCATGTTCTTTTTATTCCAATAAAAACGATATTTAAAACCGTTAGTAATTTCATTAAGGTGATATATGACTTTACCATATTTTTTGGATTCAGCGTAATCTATACGTAGACTTTTACCAGTGTATTCCTTAGGTTTGTGTTTTACTATGGCTAAAGTACCCATTCTGCAAGGTAGTCTTATTTCTTTACCTTCCTCTATTAACTGATCTCTTAAATATTTAAAATAGTCATTTATTATTGCTCTGAAGGTTTTGTAATCTACTTGATACAATGGATTATCATCTACATACTTGATATACGATTCATAAAATGAACTACCTGTGTAAGATTTAGTTTTCATATTCCCATACGTATTTATATGCAGTTTTACTTATTCCTCTAGCACACATAGAAATAGCGCAACTAACAATTTTTCTATTTTTATTCATTAATTCGTGTTTTAATAAAGCATCTGCAGCTTCTGTTGCAGAATGGTACGTATTTATTATATTCCCATTTTTATCTTTCTGTATAACTTTTTTATAATATGCTGGGTATCTTCTTTCTACATCATCTGCATCGTGTTTATATTTCCATATATATCCACCAGATTGAGTGTATTTTCCTTGACAACACGCTATAATTGATGCGTTTTTACCAACTCCTACTGCTTCTGCTGCTGCTTTAATACTCGGATATTCTGCTATAAAATTACAGTCCAAATCATATTGTATTACTGGTTTATTAACCTTCTCAATAAATCCACTTTTCAATCTTTTTTTGGTTATTTCTTGTTTTTCTTTTTCTGAGAAACGTCTTCCAAGACAACTGTATGCAGTACATTGAATATTATATTCTGGCTTCAAATCTAAGTATTTTTGTTCTAAAAGCATCAATGTATCCTTTATAGGTTCACATGTTTCAAGGATCTGAAATACAAAATGTTTTTCACCATATTTATTCCAAGCTGCTTGTAAATGTGGGGAGTGATGTTTATTATTACGCAAATCACTAAGGTGTTGTTTTAATCTTTGTTTAAAATTTTTTGTACTACCTATGTATTTGTGATTGTTTAAAACATTTTTTATCATGTAAACTCCACTACATTTCTTATCAAAAACATCAAAATTAATTTCCATTATTGAACTTTTACATCATTTGTACTATTGTTAGTAGTATCATTTGGCATTTGTAACATCAAATTTAATTCTTTACTAAAGATCATATCTTTAATCGTAGGTATCATATTTGCAGGAACAGGATATGGTGTATCATCCCTATCAAAACATTCACCAATTGACGTTGGATCTTCTAGAATCCCATCTATTTTTACATACTCTAGATGTTCTGGTCCCACTATGTACAAATGATTTCCTTTAAGATATGCAATATAATCATTGCATGTATATTTTCTATTAATTTGATACTTTGCTTTGGTTTCAGTTCCAACTTGAATCAAATTACCATCTAAATCTTTTACACAAATTAACCCAGATCCAAAATGTAAATCTATAAACTTTGGTAATTCCTCGTCAGATTTATAATTGTATCCATCCGTAGGGCAATTTCGTACTTTAGAAATATGCAATGGTCCTATTGTTTGAATATACGATTCATTTATGTCTCTACCTTTATCCAAATCTTGTTTGATTAGATAAGCTCTGTATTGATGAATCCATTGTTCTACCTGTATACGTGATAGATTCTCAGACTCGGAAATGTTATTATCCCTAAGTATGAGAAATATATCGTCTATAATTGAATTTAATGAATTAAATGTCATAATAATCTTCTTTATTAACCCATTCCGAACTATCTAATATGTTCATAAGCTCCGAAGAATCCCACAAATAGGAATCAATTTCTTCGCTATTTCTAATGATCGGATTGATAAATTCTTCATGGAGTACGACCTTTGTACCATCTAATGATCTACGTGCTTCTTTAGGAACTACTATTCCGTGGGATAAGCACCAATCCTCTGTAACTATTACGTATCTCATTATTTTTCTATGTTTTGTAAAGCAATCTGTAACTCATCACTATTTAATGTTCTATCATAAATATCAAGAGCATAAAGAGCTCCTTTCCACACATAAGCTTGAATACCCCTAGAGAAAGTGCCTATATATAAATCATCCACGGTTGATGTGTAATTTGAAGATGCAAGATTCATCTCTCCATTGTAAGACTCCTTAGTTACATAAACAATCGATAATTCAGGGTTATATATATCTTTTACAGCAATATCCTTACCACCAAGACGTACATATATATTTTGGGAATACGCTAATTCACTACAAAATTGCTGAGCCTGATTCGTTGATACACTTTTAGATAAAAAGCAATTAGTGGATTTAGAAGGATTTAAATTAATCCTTTTATATACAAACGTAAAATCCTTGAGAGCAGGGAAATCTTCGCATATACCATAATCATCTACACCGTCAAAAACTAACGCTCCTTCATACTCTGGTATTTGTTCGATGGTAATATTACACGATTCTTGGGGTTTATTAAACTGGAATCCATAAAAGGCCCCTTTTGCAGCAAATTCAAAAGAAGGTAATGTATAAACACCATCTTGACTAATTTGAAACAGGTTTACGGGGTTTGAAATCTTGTAATTAAGCACCTGACCATCTTTCAAGCCGGAAACCCTTATTATGTAAGAAGGAATTGTAAATGGAGATTCTGAAGCAATTGATTGATAATAAAATTGTATACTCCTATCTTTAATTTTGGAGGTATTAAAGGAATGATCAGTATAAGTAATATCAGCTCTATCTTGAGGCTTAATCCATTTGTTCGAAGCCCAATTCAATTGATACAATCCATATCCACTTCCTTCTGCCCATGCAAAATTCTTTAATTGCAGATCATGTCCGTTCCCTGTTAGATCCTTTAATACAGCTCGATCTGCATCCTCGTTAGTTTTCCCTGCTGCTCGATAAGAAGCTATAGGCTTCGGCCCTGTGTCTTCGTTAGTAACATATCCTCTCATTTTAAATTCGAGATCACGTATGTACTTTATAGTTTTATCATAGTTTCCTCTTACTTGAGGATCTGGTCCAAATACTGTAATATTTGTACTATCATCAGTTACACTTATCTCAGTATGCCTTTTAGTATTAGTTACCATTTTTCACAATTATTGTTATAATTTCTTTTTTATCCTCAGCACTCTGAAGTAAAGACATGAGTTTATTAAAAGCTATTTTAGAATCCCTTATCCAATCTTCTTTTTCACCATCCCAAGTACCTACAAGTACACATCCAGAACTGTCGGCAGATGAGTTGCCGCAATGAATACGTATACCACTAAAATTAGGAACATTTAGTATCTCTGGTAATATTTTCTTAAACCTTGGTGAATAAGTTAATTTAACTTCATAAGTACCTTCAGGTATTGCAGTTTTACCATAAACTTTTTCTCCTTCTGGTCTTACTCTATCTTCTAGGGTATCTGCTATATATTTCTTATCAATATACAATTCTCCAATAGTTGCAGAACTACCTAAAAAGATTCTATTTAATTTTAATTCCATTATGCAGCAGGTGTTTCTAATGCAGTAACTCTAGCTTCCAAACTTTCAAGATCCTCACTTAGGGTAGTCAATCTAAGACTCAAAGCAGAAATTAATTCTCTTACTTCTTTATCGTTGTAATTAGATAAACTTGCAAGTTTAGATTTTTCGGTTGTTGTGTAATCTTCAGTAGATAATTGCTTACCCTCTACTTTGTCTACTTTGGATTCTTTAAGAGTTTCCACATCTTGTTTTAATGTACTGATGTCTTCAGTGGCTTTGTTGTTAACCAATACCCATGTATTACCATTAAAATATTTCAAATCACCACCATTTGGATTAGATGATAAATCTGCCCAATATTTAACAGAAGCAGGATTAGGTTGGATTGTACTAGCTAGGATATCATATTTGTTATTGTATAATGTGCTCATATTATTTAAAATAAAAAAGGTTGACTAAATAGCCAACCTTTGTGTTTTTAGATTTCTTTTTTTATTTCTCCCTCTGGTTCTACCTTTTTATCTTCAGCAGAATTGGGTGGAGTGTTCTTTATTACTTCCGGACGAACAGCAGATACGTTTTGTAAAAGTTGTTTAAGCTCTTTCACTTCAGCTTTTAAGTCATCAAGTTCTTTGAAATCTTTTGTCACATTGGTTGTTATGTCCGAATTTACATTAAGTATTTTTAAGATGTCTTCACATCTCCTCATCTCCTCATCAATCTTACTCAGGCTCTCTTTCTTAATTCTACAATCATCAAGAGACTGTCTAACCATGTTAACAATTTGTGATTTTTCTGTGGCTATAGTAAGACCGATGGATGAATCGGTCATCATTGTTTTATCTTCAGATACTGACAGTTTTCTTTGTTCACCATCACACGAAATCACTAGATCCACGAGCTTACGTCTATTTTGCATAGGCATCGGAAATTGTGTCGGTGGCACTGGTTCGTCATAGGGTTTTGATACACTGACTACCGTTCCTAAACTGTACGTTGTGTTCTTTTTAAAAGTACCTGTTATCTCGAGTACGTGTATTCTGGTACCCGACGTTAACTGAGAGAATGTCATATCTTTATAAGTTTAAAGAATATGGGCAACCCTCATAGCTGCCCATATATCTTGATTAATATTTAGGCAGCTGGTGCAGCTGTAGTTGTAGGATAATGATTCATGACTTGCATTACATTATCACACTTATTATAATAAATGAAATATCTATTACCTGCTGCAATTTCAGATCCCGTTAATGGGGAGCTGTCTGCTTTTACTACTGGAATGTTTTTAGTATTAGCTGCAGGACTAACTGAACCTGTTGGAGAAATAAGAACTGGTAATTCAGCACTTGCTTCTGCAGGAGTGTGTCTAGCTTCAAATACCATTACACCTTCTCTTGGCAGTTGACACCATACTTTAGGACAAATTCCTAAAGTAGTAGCAGTATCAGTATCACTTACGCTTATTGTTGTTACTTTAGGTATTACTTGATCGAGTAAACGAAAATTAGTTCTACGCCCAAAGTAAGGATTAAACATGAAAGGAAACATAATTACCTCCTTTCTTATTAAGCGCAACAGCTATCGCCGTATCCGTAAGGATAACCATAACCGTATCCATTCAACCCACCATTGCATCCATAAGGATTACATGTTAAGTAAGCAGGAACCGGACAAGGTCTAATTTGACTAACGATATTAGAAGTCTGTTGTTGTAGCAATGCAGAAGATTGCAATGCATTCTTTTCGTCACGTAATGTGTCGATCTTATTCTGCATTTCTCTCATCTCTAATTGACAGAACTTGTCATTTATCATTTGAGTCTGAGCATCTATCTTAGCACCAAGAATGTTGAATCTTGTAGCATTTTCACTAGACAAGGTATTGAAACCTGAAGTAATAGCGTTCTGCAAAGTATTAGTTTGCTGACAGATAGACAATCTGTTATCAGCATTCATCTGAGTCAGATTCAAATTAACTGAATCAATTGAACGTTGAGTTGTGCAGCAACAGTCACTAATAGCTTTGATAACATTGCAGTCACCTGCGTTAACTGCATTAATTACTCTTTCTGCAGAGAAACCTACTTCACCGCCAACTTTACCAATTGCATTCTGGATAGAACACAAAGCGTTGTCAATTGACTTAACGTCGCAGTTCAGATTAGTAGATAATGTATTGATTGCATCTTTATTACCATTGATTGCTTGCATCAATAAGTCTGTATTGTTGTTTTGATTACCCATAGCAGCTAAACGAGCGAAATCCGAATTTGTTTCTGCTTGGTTTCCACGACCGAAGCCGTTTCCACCCCATCCGCCCCACATCCAGAAGAGCACGATGATGAAGATCCACCACCAACCACCGTTACCACCGAACATGCCATTACCATTGTTCATCATGGCCATTAAAGCAGCGGGGTCAAAACCTTTATTAGCATTCTGCATTAACGCAGCGATACCAGCATCAACACCACCACGGTCTTGTACAATAATTCTTTCGTTTTCTAACATAATGATTTATAATTTAATTGATTTATATATAATTTGATAATTAGAAATATCTAACAGATGTGTTACGTCTATCTCTGGATTCTTTATCACGGTCACGCATTTCTTTTTCACGATCTTCACGATCATAATCTAACTCATAATATCTATTACGACCAGGTCTTTCATACTCGTCATAATATTTAGAGTAAGGATATCGGTAATCGTTTTCTTTATTTGCGTATTCCATTCTACCAGAACGTCTTGCATAACGACCATATTCTTCTTCACGATCTCTGTGCATACGTTCGTATGCTTTATAATCGTTTTCTTCGTCGTCACACATAATGTACACATAGTAGTGCCACATCTTGCCTTCTGAAATGTCTTTGTCACAAAGCCAAGCTTTAGCTAATTCTGCGAAATATTTGGTATTTGCGCTACCAGTCATTGCTACTACTGCTTTATAAAAGTCTGAATATATCATATTCATAGCAACAAACCAGTCCCACTTATTATGTTTCTCTGATTTTAAGTTTATGCCCATTTGATTGGCAACGGACGTTGTCTCTTCAACCGTCCAGTGAGGACCTTTTGTACCATCCTCATTTTCCATACCCTCTACAGCGTAGCGAGCATGTTCCTCATCAAAATGAGGGCCATTAATAGCTTCATACATATTTGCAGCCAATTCTGACTTTAAAATAGTGAAGCCTTTCTCCAACAGGCTACCTTCATGCTTCTCTAAAGCTGTTGCCAACTTATCTATAGCTTCTGTAGGGGATTGATGGCGTTTAATTTGTTCTAATAATTTGTTCAAATGCATAGTTTCAATTTATTTATTGATTAACACTAAATTGAAATGTATTGCAATTATTCTGATATATGTATTACTCTAGTATCTAATACTTGAATTAAATCATTAGAGTTTATAATTTGATATTTACTGATTTTATCTTTTTTAAAATCGAAGTGAATTAATCTTTGAAACCAATTCTTATAACGTCTTCTATAGACTTTATCTTCGTATACAAATAAATCTTGATGATTTAGTATTTCCATAGTATGTGTGAACACGCTATCTTTTCTAGCCACCGTGATGGTTGTCAATTGATTTGGTTTTAGCTCTACACAGAAATCCTTTTCTTTTGAAGGGATTATTCTTACTGTGGTGTCTCTAATTACGGTCTCAGTGGATGCTACTTGACGTAGTTGCTTATCTTTGATCTTTAGCTTCTTTTGTTGATCCCTGGCGACCTTTATTAGACTATCGTTAGAATTTTTAAAATCATTTACTGTCAATTCCAATAACCTTGCTTCATTTCTATTTTGATTTGCAATATTTTCCCATACTTGAGCATTATTCATTGCAATCCCTACTTGTTTATCTAAGTCATTTACTTTCTTAGCAAGTCTGACATTATTAAACAATAGTAAACTAAAAATAACAGCAATAGCTATCTTTACTTTGGAAAATATCATTTTATCTTTTTTACAAGTTTCTTTATCTTTGGTAAATCATCTTTTTCTATTGTAATATCCAAATACTTTTCTCCTTTGCTACGTATGAACTTACTGAAGATCTTCCATGGTCCAGTGGGATCAATTGCTTGTAAATTTTCGATCATTGACCATAACTCAACTCCACAAACAATTCCTGAAAATCCTTCTACCAAATGCATGTCTATCGACTTTAATATTTCCGTGTCCATAAGATGACAACAAGAAATTATCATTGCACAGTTTCCGAATTTCTTTAAAGTAGACCACAATCTTCTAGATTCAAACTTACCACCATGAGTAATTGATACTTTGGTGCCAAGAATTGCATCTGTAAGTATAAATACACACACTACAACTATTACTGTCCATATTGGAGCAAAGAATGTAGATAACCAACCCATTGCACCAGACAGTAAACAGGCAACAAATTTAATCGGTCCGTCATTAACTAATTCTTTAAAGTAATTCACTGTAGCTACACTTTGAGCTGTTAATATAATATTATTTATTTTTTGTAACATTACAATAATTTGAAAGAGGATGATTGAAAAACAAAACGCTAACCAATACAATATTAGCTAGCGTTCTGATATCTTTTGACAGTTTATTTAGTAAACGTCAATAAGGTTTAAAAGTTCTTTATTTACAAATTGACACTATCCTAAGTAATAGCGGTTATTTGTCCACTATTTAATTCCTCTTGTATTTGTTCATAAGCAACAAAATCTGAATCTACTTGCTCTTTTAATTGCTTTCTCTTTTGTAGGAAATCTTTATATATGTCTATATAACTTTCATCTAATATCCCCAATAAGGCAGCATTATAGTCATTCAATTTCTTTGCTTCAACATCTGTACCCCATAATTCATTAATACATGTTTCTAATATCTTATTAGCAGTTAATGTGGGCCATACAGTTACTTCATAATAGGAATAACCGTTATATTCAGTATTTTGTTCTTCTTGTATATTCCATCTATACAAATAATAACCACTATTATCTTTTTCTATCTTACTAGGTATTTTATTACTATATACTCTTTTCATATTATTCTGTAGTTGTAGTTATTTCAGTTGATTTATATTTAGGGAAAAAGCAAAGACGTGTTCCTATATCTCTAGCAGAATTGGATGTGTAACCACCATAAATACTTGCAAGACCATTACCTAAAGCGCCATTAGCAGAAGATCCGGCTAATACTACAAATATTCCGTCAATTGTTATAGTAGTACGATAATAATCACACCAATAAGTGGAAGAACTACCATCTACTTCTGTAGGTATGATATCACCATTTTCTCCAAGCAACATCTTCTTAGCATAACCGCTTGTACGGCAGATATTACCTTTCTTGTCATAGCCCGTGTAAGAGGTGTCGCTGAAATTCGACGGGTCATCGGTAGTCCATATAATAGACAATCCGGCATCGCCCGTGGTGACCTGTATATTAGCCCCGTCAGTGTATTTCCAGACATGACCGAACGGATTCTCTATGCCACGATACCTGTTAGCCATCAACGTGGCATGAGTACCGTCGGAAGCGTTCTTCACCACATATGCCTTCTCTCCCGAGCCGTTCCCAAACTCGTTGGTATAGCCGCATGGTATAAGGGGGTTTGCATTATTGAAATTTATCCAATCTGTCATTTGTGATGCACCCTCTCCAAGACCACCTTGTGAAAATCCATTAGCATCTTTTTGAGCGTTAAATGGTTTTTGACTATTTAATGTAGCATATTCTACTGCAAATAACCAGAATAAGGTTTTATGTGCTCCATAGGTGTACATCTCCCAGCCACTCCCACGTTTCCTAGCGGCTTGCCGAAATTGGTCTCGGGTGAGGTAGGTGACGGGACAACCTAGCAAGGAACGGTAGGTATCATCCCATTCAGCGGTGTTGTCACCACCTCTAAAATTAATTGAATTAGGATCACTTAATTTGCTAGCTCCAGCCGCCGAACATAATAAGTTATCGGTTCTATACATTCTGGCTTCATATGTTGAGATATAGAACTTATCTACATGTTTATACCCAGGTAATGGAATTTCGGACAACATCATCCTAAATTTAGTGCCATTAAAATACAATTTATACCAATGTTCAGGCATCTCTGTCATAACGGCATAATCCAAATAGCTTCCACCCCATGAAAACTCATTATCCAAATATTCTTTAACTCCACCATCTCTATCCAAAAGATACCTTCTCATTTTACTCTGCACCGGCAACTCCCTATGCAATTGCATATTACCAACTCTAACCCCATCCGGACTTGATGATGCAGTATCCCATTCAACTCCATAGGCGTATCTTTCTTCTAGATCTGGTATATCCTCCCAAGCTGGAGACCATTCAGTAGAAATATCACCATATTCAAGTTTAATCTTATGGATGGTGGAAATTGATGTGCCAGTTTTAGGAGAACTAAATACAACCATATGTGTATTATCAGCTACTGCATCTCCGATATTAGTAATCCATTTAAAAGTCTTACTGGCCTTCCCATTTACAAAGTCAGTCTTACTGAACTGAGCCATAGAACCTACTGCACCAGTAGAGTTATATATAGTGAACATTTCCTTATCATCACCCAACTCTCCAAAAATAGTCAATGTTACTTGTGTTCCTTTAGATATCTGTTCAGTTAGCCAGTAATTAGCCATCTCATACTTGGAATTACTCACCTCCTTCCCCGATCCCAGCAACAGGTTCCTCCCGTACACAGGAAGCTTTCTATACTTGCCATCATTCATTAAAGCTTTTGATCCGTCACCTGTAGTATGTATTATTACTTCCTTAACATTAGGATCAGTAGAATTATCTGTAACACTTGCCTGTATAGAAATTCCATCAGTTACCGGAATTAAATAATCATTATTAATCTGAGTTTCCACATCTAAATTCTGACGTATCCACATTTGTATAGAACAATGATTAACCCCCATAGTTTGTTGCGCATAAAACCAAATAGAATTATCACCATTGGTGTTATATCCGCCAAAAAGACTTGATATATACTCACCATTATCTCTAATTGGGAGTGTATTAACAAAACCGTTTGGAACCTTCTCTAGTAATGTATTATAGTCTTCTTGAGATATAGATGGAGTATCGCCGTTTGCCACTTTCATGAAGATGTCAAACACTGTACAATCCGCTAAATCAGCTTTAGTAGCTAATTTATCATCTACATATTTTTTGTTAACGTCTACGGTAGGTATGGTAGGTTTACCAGTAAGATCGTTGTAACTACCAGATGTAGCTACAGTAGCCAATATTGGTTTATTCAATATCAATGCATCTCCTTCAGTAGCATTCCAATCAGCATTAACATTTACTTCGGCACCAGCAGCAATGCCATTCAATTTTGTCTTATCTGAAGGTAACATCAAACCAGCTAAAGCAGTAGTAGATGCAGGTAGATCTAATTCTATATTCTCTACTGCATTGGTTACTAAGTTCCTTTTATCCAGAGTAATAGAGATACCTGTTGCTGTAACTGATCTAGCAGCAGTTTCAATTACTTCATTAACATTTGTAACCTTAGTTTTATCTGCAGTAATATAATCATTAGTGCTTAAGCTCTTACCTTCTACTTTATCAACTTTAGTATCAATAGCATTATATACATCAGTAAAATCAACTTCTGGTATATTTACTACAGACCATACTCCATTCTGCCTAGCATATTGCTTACCATCTTTAGGTGCTTCTTCTACTAGTTCCCGACCATGATCACTACTTAAGTATGGTATTTTAACCCATTCCCCATTATATTTTACTTTAATTACCATAATTAAATATTAAATATTTGTTTGCCAATTGTTTTAGCTTCTGTTCTAAGTGTTTGAAAAGATTGCCATTCATCATATCTGGTAATAGGTTGACTGCCACTAAGCAATTGTTCAACCATATTAGATTTTAATGCTGCTTCCTCATCTGCACTATATCTAGTTCTGATAACCTTACTTACGAAAGAATCATAAGTTGGTTCTTCATTGAATTTTAATTCATAATAAGCATAACCATGTATATCTTCAGAATTAATTTCTTCAATATCCCATCTAACTGCCCATTCATTCATTCCTAGGTATTCTATTACTTCAGGTATATGATCACCTTGTACTTTCTTTAATTCCATAACTACTTAATAATTTTTGTCTATAATCTTTAAAATTATAAGATCTCGTAAAGCGATACCATAAATTATGACAGTTTCCATATTTACACCATCCCCAATAAGCTGCTAGTGATGCTAACCTCTTATTATTACTTTTATAACTTAATTTATGAATAAACTTCTTTTTGATATCTTTCCTGAGTAAAGTATGACCGTGGTAAAATACATAACCAATAAAATCTATACCTCTTACTTCTACAGGAAATATCTGCCAATTACGTTTTATTTTTAATTTCAAGTTATCAGCTAGATATTTTTCAATCTCTTGTAAGCAATACCTTAAGTAATCTTTATCTGGGTGTAATATAACAATATCATCACAATATCTGTAATAATATTTTATTTTTAATACTTGTTTAATCCACCTATCGAACCAAGTCAAATTCAAATTTGCTGCAAATTGAGATATGTAATTTCCAATCGGTAAACCTTTTGGTGTAGAATAAACTACATGATGTAATAATCTTAATAGTTTCTTATCCTTAAATACCTTTTCAAATTGTGAGTATAACACATCTTGATCTATAGAAGGAAAGAACTTTTTAATATCTAATTTTAAACAATATTTTGTGCCTTCTTTATCAGCTTTTAAATCTCTTTTCAATCTCTTTACTCCATAATGAATACCTCTTCCTTTTAAACAGTTAAAGGTATCTGCAGTAAATCTACTAACAAGGTAAGGTTCTATAACATTCATTATAGCATGATGGACTATTCTGTCTGGATAATACGGTAGCCTATATATTTCTCTTTCTTTGTTACCACGATCGGCGATGATTGTATATACGCAGTATTCCAAAGTACGATAAGTATCTTCTATTAATGCCTTTTGTAACCGGACCAGATTTTCATGTGGATTCCTGTCAAATTTCTTAACGCCGTATCTTTTAGTTTTACCTAGCCTAGCCTTCTTTTCAGCCCGGACCAGATTTTCATATGATATTATCCTGTTAAATAAATTGCCTATTCTTTTCATAAGCTATTTTGGTGGTAAGACCCGTTCGCCCAATACTACTAGGGTCTCTTCAAAGCACCTGTTATCTTTTACCTAGAGGTAAGGCTGATCTAAGTTCAACAAACATTTTTGTAATTATCTGAAAGTATCTGTTAGTTCCAAAATTTCACCGATATTCGTCTATGAATTCGAGGATGCATTATTAGCATTAGCTATGAAGACTCTGCATTGAGAACCATTATCTGAATTACCTGACTGTTTTTCAAGTATGAAATAATGTGACACAGTCTTACTATAAAGTCATCTCATAGTAATTCTTTTAGATCCCGCCCTTGTTATTAATATTTAATTATCTATATTACTCAGGACTATGCCTGCATTTTCTTAAATGTATCTGAATCAACTACAACAATCTTACCATAAAAGGCTAATCTTGCACCGAGACTCGTCCAGGAACACGAGGAAGCATTATAAGCATGAGCCATGAAGACCCCGCAGAGAGAACCATGATCCGAACCACCCGACCGTAGAAAGATTCTATTTCCTGTTGGATTAAACCAACTATAGTCAGAATAGTAAGTGGTTTCAGATCCACCATGTGCTGTAGGAACTACATCACCATATTTACCTTGAGCTACGGCTTTAGTCCATCCATTATATCCTGCTGTTGCAGCTGGATTAGGTTCATATCCTACAACTCTGATATTAGTAGCACCTGCTGCTTCAAGATCTGCTACATCCTTGTCTGGGAATGAACCTCCATCATATACAACGTATTTACCTTTTAAAATGTTTATTCCTTGTACAAACTCCCACTTACTGTAATAGCAGTCTTCAAGTCCTAAGAAGTTAGTTGAGTAATATCCAGCATCATTATTTACAGCTGCTTTCCCATCTCTATTACCTAAAGCCTTTGTTCCACCAGTCCAACCGTAGTTATATCTCTTAGTACCTCCTGAACAAGGAATAGCACTATTGCTTGTACTAATATTAGTAGTCTTATAGTAAGCACAAAACATTCTAGCTATAGTAGCATGAGACCTATAATCACCAATACCATACATTGAACCATTTACCTTTGCTGCTGCAACGAACTGTGCCATAGTTTTAGATGCTGTTGATATAGAAGATCCAGTACTAGTCAACGCTCCTCCATTTTCATCTGAAATTATTCCTTCAAATGTACCTAATAATAATTCTGGTTCCTCAATGTAGTCATTATCAATTTGTTGTTCTGATATGTATGTTCTCCAAATACCTGGGCTTCTTTCTATAGTTTTGTGATAGTATTTAGGGAAATGTACCATTAAACTCTCCTTTCTAACGGTTTCGTAAGTAGCACCTGTACCATCAGGCCATTTATTACTATCTGTTTCGTTTAAGTAACTAATCAATGCAGCATCATCTCCATATGGTTTAGCAATACATCTCTTGAACTTACTTCTTAATGATTCAATTACATTTCTATTACCACCTGTTGCACATGTTGTGGATGAATTGTTTTCATCATTTTCATACCAGTATGCTAGAGTATCTTCTAGATTAGAAGTAGTTACAATTTTACCTACATTTACATATACAATATTCTCAGGAACAGTAGTTTGAACAGAATTTACTAAAGTAAATTGTTTACTAACGCAGATATCCAAACTGGAAGTTCCTCCATATCTTTGTAGATTTGTTACCCAAATTTGTACTTCTGAATCAGTAGCTACATAACCAACTTTATATTGACTTGCATCTCCTATGTGATTTACAACCTCAACTCCAATTTTTCCTCTTGTACTGGCAGTAATAGTAGTAAATATTTCTTCTGTAGAAGCAAAGTTAGTCAAACCGTAAATGTTGAATACTACTTTAGCTTCTCCAGTATCAGTGGAAGCTACAGTTGGTAAATTACCTATATGCCAAAATCTGAATCCATTTCCAATAGATGGCCTACTAAAAACAGAATGAGGACCAGTAGCATTTCCAATAGTAACTAATTGATAACCATCTAACAAATCAGCATCTAACCCACTACCTGAACCATCATTACCAGCATGCCATACTTTTCCGTCTACACCATTCGTTAAGTATTTTAATTCTCCATCATTTGCAATGTGAAATCTACTAGAGGATCCATAATTGTACATACTTGTACCGTGAGTATTGTGATAACCAAATGAACCTTTATTGTTATCATCAATATCCATACGAACAAATATTTCATCATTTTCTGGAGTATCACTAGTTTCTTTAGCTAAACGTAAAGTAAAGCCTGTACTTGCTGGCGTTTTTATGTTTAATCTGCCACTCATAGTATCACCAGTCTTTTTCACATATCTAGCATCACTAGTATCTTGTGTCATTGCTGTGATACCTTTAGCAAAAGCTATTTTTGTACCATTCTTAGTAACTGTAGTAATTACATTACCTGTACCGGTTACTTCAATTGTCTCAAGTTTGTTTGCTTTTATGTTGGTAATGTCCTGAGTAATTGTAGAATCATCGTAATTACTCAACCCATCAAGCTTAGTCTTATCAGCAGCAGACATTACACCAGCTTTACTAGTAGTAGCTTTATCAATAGTTATTGCACTACTATCTGCTGTACCTGTTGTAGGATTTTTCTTTTCCAGAGTAATAGCAACAGCATTAGCATCAGCAGTAGCTCCTGTAGCATTAGACACATAACTACCTAAGTTAGTTACTTTCTTTTTATCTTCAGCTGTATAATCTTTAGTAGATAAACCTTTACCTGCTTCCTTCTTTACAAACAACTCATCGGCTTGTGCTTGACTATAACCATCAAATGTAAAGTCATAGTTTTCACTGGGGTCTAACCACATGATCTCTTCCTCAGTAGGTTCAGTATCTGAGATCTTAATATCCTCTGGTATAGTTACATTCTTATCTACAGCGTTCAAAAGTACCCTTTTGGTAATGGTTTCAATCTTATTAACTTGTGCACCTGCTTCAATACCTTGTAACTTTGCAAAGTCTTCTTTAGACATCAAACCATTAGCAGTTAGTGATGCTAATTCAGCAGTACCTCCTAATGCATCCCAACCTTCACTTGTCCATGCATAGTTAGTATCGTTCTTACGAACATTCCATACATCACCAATCACATTACCTTCAGTAGGTAAATCTTCAATCGTATCTACAGATCCCTTGAAAATATATACAGAAGTAAACTTACTGTCTACTTGGGATTTATTATAGTAATTGTTAGCAAGGTCATCTGCTACTACCTTTATATTAGCATCAGTTTGATCCTTAGTATAATACCTAGTATCATGAGTATGAGTAGTTACTTCACCTACTAATACAGCTTCAATAGCTGCTTTACTAAGTTCAGCATCTTTACCGGGTTCTCCTTGAGGTCCTTGGAATCTACCCATATTAACCCATTCAGTACCATTCCAAAAGTATAAGTCTGTACCAACAATATAAGAATCACTAAGTTGTGGATCTACTATAGTATCTAAATCTTCTGGACTATCAAGACTACCTTTTAATACAATACCTGAGGATGGCCAACCAGTATTTACATATACATCATCAACTTCATCCCAAAGATACCAATAACCATCATCCCCTACTTTGGGAGGATTGTCTGCATATTCTTTAGCTCTGTTTGCTTGAGTATTAGCATTATTAGCAGCAGTAGTTGCATTTGTAGTAGCCTGTTGTGCAGCTGTTTTAGCCTCATTTACGGCAGTTATAGCATCAGCTGTATTCTTTTCCCTTGCAGCCTCTTGAGTCTCTCTAATCTCCTCATTTGCCTGTCTAGTGGCTTCATTTGACACTCTTTCCTGTTCTGCTGTATCACGAGCTGTTTCAGCTGCTATTCTAGCATCTTCGTTATCTACACGTTTAGTTTCAGCTGCAACTCTTCCCTCTTCAGAACTGATTCTCTTTGTTTCTTCCTCAATTCTTTTCTGTTCATTTGTATTGCGTTCAACTTCAGCAGATGCTCTTAATGTTTCTGCACTAGCTCTAGAACTTTCAGCAGATATACGATTAGCTTCATTAGTTTTACGAATATCCTCTTCAGACCTTCTGGAGTTCTCTGCAGCAATACGCTCATTCTCAGCAGTTACCCTTTTAGACTCTTCTACTTTCCTACTGTCTTCATTGGAGATACGTGTATTTTCATTGCTTACTCTGGTATTCTCAGCATTAACTCTACCTTGTTCTGCAGTAACACGTAATGCTTCTGCTTCTTTAACAGCTTGCTCAGTAGCTTCTACTTGAGCTTTAGCTTCTAATGCTTCTGCTGCTGCATCTAATGCAGGTTGTTTTAATGATTGAACCCATTCTGCTTCAGTACCTACAAAACCATGTTGTACTGCAACTTCATATGCTGACCAACCTTGAATACCTTGCATACCAGATAAGTCAACAATGAACTTCCAACCTTCTTGAGTCTTTAAGTAAACCTTAGCATCATCAGGGTCTTCTACATCATTAGTATTGATAAGTACGTACTCACCTAACTTTACATCTGCAGTACCCCAGTCAGCTTCCATTGCTTCTATTGAAGGATATTCCTTCTTATAAGTGAAAGCATCACCAATAGCAGCTATGCCGGTATTAACATATTGTTTAGTTTCATAGTTATAGATCCACCAATCATTATCTACGATCTTTGGTGGATTACTAGCAATCTCTTCAGCTTTATCAGTAGCAGCTATTGCATCGTCAACTATACCTTCAATTTCTTCTACAGCTTGATTAGCTTTATCTGCAGCTTCATTTGCTTTATTAGCTGCATCTAGTGCAGCAATAGCTGCATCTTCAGATGCTTTGCTTAAACTATCAATCCAATCTTGTTCACTACCTTCGAAACCTAATTTAACTGCAATATCATAAGCACTAAGACCACGAGCTTCTATACCTGTATCTACATATACTTTGTTGATAGGATCATAAGTAAACCAATGATCATTCTCACCTATATATGGAGTCTCTGCAGTAGCTTTTACCCCAGTATCTCTATTGTCTACCCACCAGTTACCATTAGAACCAATAAATGGTGGTACATAGTCATCTTTACTTACATCAAAGAGTACACCCCATTTTTCTATATCACGATTGTAAACTTTAATTATTCTACCTTTTGAATCTGCTCCCAAGTCAACCCAGTACCCAACCTGATCTGGATTGGGTACGGTTATACTTGCAAACCATTCATAATATACATTATTCTTAATCATATTATAATGAGTATGGATTATCTTGTTTTATTTTTTCTACTGCTTCTCTCCATTCTTGATATGCTGCTGCAGCTTTCTCTTCCTCTCCAAATTCTCTATATTTTACATAAGCCATATACAGTCTATCTGTACTAGTATTATATAAATTCTCTCTATGCTTTCTTATTTCCTCATTGACCACAGCTGTATCTTTAGGAATCATATAGAAAGCGTTATATAAATCTAGATTAGGATTTGCTAAATTAAATTCTATTTGTTCACTAGATGGATGCATGTAACCTCCTTGAAGTAATCCTTCGTAAGAGTCTACAAACTCACTTTCTTTTAATCCTTTATACCAATCCTCTGGGGCTTCTATCATTCCACTTGAACAAAGTAAATATATTTTTTCTTCCATATTATTGAGCGTAACCTAAAATTACTAAATCAATTGCATCATCCTTATCACCAACATCATGTCTATTGTTATCTGTGTCCACACAAATTATTTTAAATGAACTGGAAGATGTGGAAGCTACTCCAATAGTTCCTCTAAATCCAGCACTATCTGAATAAGGAGAACTAGTTCGTGCTTGTCCTTGCCACAATACTACATAATTTGTATGACCGATGTTGTGATACACTATATATTCTCCAGTTCCACTTCTATTTATAGAGCTAATTTGACATCCTCCTTGGGAATAGATTGTTCCTCTTAATCCACTACCGTAATGGCAGATAGTTTTAACACCTGGAATATTCCATCCACTTAATGAACCTACTGATACGTTTCCTGTAAAAGTAGCAGTAGATGCAGAAATAGTACCAGTAATGCTAGCATTACTAGCATACACATATCCTGATTGAGTTACTCTAAACGGAGCAGACCCCCTATTATCAAAAATATTTCCTGCCCAAAATCTTACAGCATTACTACCAGTTCCTCCACCAGTAATACCTGCATTAGCTGAAACTTCTCCATCTCCTACGGTTATTGTTCCTCCACCATAGATCTTTAATGCTGCACTGTTACTTGGTCTTCCATCTGTTACGGCATTGTTACCAAATGACATAATTGGCCATTTGTTAGTTATATCGGATTCATATCTACCATCTAAGAAAAATCTACCACTACTAGCTGCAATACAATTGTTATAAAAATCCATACCTGCAATAGTAGCTTTTTCCGCAAACAATAGCCCAGTAGCTATAGATTCAAAAGATGCTCCAAATGAAGACCAATATGATGTGTTACTTCCTGGGGTTACATTCTTAAAAGATGATAAACCTCTTCTTCCATTAGCAACCATATAATAGACGCTACCATATTTAACGACATCTCTTACATCAGGGTTAACTGTCCATGCATAATACTTACTAGAACTGTATTCTCCACGATAACTTAAAGATGGACCATTCCATCCATCTGAACCAGGTGCTCCAGTATTTCCTTTATCACCTTTGTCTCCTTTATCCCCTTTCTCACCATCTTTACCAGAATGTGGTAATGGATCAGTCCAGTATCCACCTATACTTTCATCATAAGCCATTTGTTTAGCATTTGGATCATAATTACCTGAACTAATCCAAGTAGTTTGAGATGAACTATACTTTGGATCTGGATACCATATATAACCTCCAGATGTTGCACCACCAGAAGACGGTCTATATGTGAATGTAGGTCTACTAGGTTTAGTACTAGCACTTGAAGTGTTACAGAATATTTGTATAGGACTATTACCTACGTCACCGTTTACTCCTGCCTTGGATTTAGTGACAACAAAATCAACACTATCTACTACCTTGTTACCACTTGCTGGTGATATAAAATCTACCCTCCACATGGCAGAATCAGAAGTCAATGATGTACACTTAATTGTTTGTGTACTTTGGGTATAAGTTACACTACCAGTACCAGTTTGTAAAGAAGTAGTAAGTTTAAAATCAGTAATATCTTGAGAACCATATTTCAATCTAGCTGTAGTAGTAGCAGTAGAATAATCTGTTACTACTCCACCTGAATCTGCTGGTACACCGGTATTTTCATTTGTAAGTATACCTCTATATACATTTTCACCATCACGAACATTATTAATAGTCATGAAATCTGAAAACTCTGCTCCTGCTCCTGATACTACACATTTAAAACTAATTTCATCTTTTTTTGTGCTAGTAAAATAGATACCATTATAACTAACTACTAATGTACTATTTGTTTCATTAGCTAATAATTGCCAATCATATGTGCCCGCTATCGCCCAATACCATTTATAAGATGGATTAATTATATTAAATGAATCTGCAGTAAGAGTGATTGTAGTGTTTTCGGGAACGGTTTTACCTGTTTTATAGTGAAAGAATTGCTCTCCAGACATATATACATATGCTGCATCTTCCCCATTAAAACCATTTTCACCATTAGCTACTTTATTAACGTACCATGTCTTAACTATAGATACTCCATCTTCTAATGTTACATTTAAGTCTATACTAGCCTGTTTCTGACTTATTGAAGTAAGAGTTACCTTAGAACCGGTTATGCTTACAGTAGCTCCACCAGAAGTAGTAGAATATGTTATACTTTTAATAGCAATTGGATTAATACCATGATATGCATAAACATCTGTAGTAATAGTAGATAAATCTACTAATGGTGTAACTCCATCTGCATCGAATGGTACTGCAACCGTACCATTACTTAAATCAATATAATATGCATCGAGACCTTCTGCACCATTTGATAATTTAGCTAATTGAGTATCATCATAGTAAGTAGTACCATCAGAATTTGTAACAGTACAACGAATACTTAATGTACGGGAATCTGTCGGCATTGCTGTATATGGAAAGTCTATAGAACTTTGTGCAGACAATTTGGTTCCTTCTGCATTAAGCATTTTCCATTCGTATGTAGGATTTTCCATTCCATATACATTCGCAGTTAAATGAATAGTTCTTGGAGTAGGAGTTCCTGAGAAATCCGGAGTATCAAATAAGAACAATCTATCACCTACAATTTCTACCCATTTAGCTTTGTCGTCTCCTGACTTACCATCTTCACCTTTTGAAACTTGCTTTTGCCATTGATCATCATTCTCATTTGGTTCATCTTTAGTACCATTAGGGTCCATACAAATCCATAAACTACCTTTATGACTTACTTGGTCATAATAATAGTAAGTGTTGCCAGAAACCCAAATACCTCTATATACAGGTACTCTAACGATTCCTGTGTCAGAAGTTTGATAAATTGTACCTACAAATTTGGTTTGATCACCACCAATTACAACTCTTTCACGAACTACACCATCCTCATCAGCTAGAGAAAAAGTATCAATATTCTTATAGTAAGAAATTCTAGGGGCATTATCACCTTTAGCACTGATAAAAATTGCGTTACGTCTCTCATCCATTTGTAAATTGTAATCTGGATCAGATTCGTACATATGACCTAATTGTAATATTTCATCATCTGCTTCTGGCTTACCACTACCTGGCTCGCATACGTCTTTAGACAACGTGATGTAATTACTACCAGTAGCATTTACTTTACGCCAATATCTTTTAACGTTTTTACCATCAAATTTTTGGCATATTGCTAAGTCATTAACTATAAATTGATTATACTTAGTACCTTCTTGATCATCAAAGTAGCATTTATAAGAATCTGCTAATTCTTCTACTTCGATACATTTCATATCTGCTACAGTAACTAGAATATCACCACCCACAGCCTTAATCTCATTTACTGTAAGTTCGTTTATTGTCATATTACCTCTAACAAACAGATTGTCTAGTTCCATATTCCATTTAGAGCCTAATGGATATAAACTAGCTCCAACTCCATCCCAACCAGAACGAAATGTATTTCCTGCTTGTAAACCTTGTAACATTGTTATTTTACCATCCGCAGTATCCCCATGCTTATTTAAATAATCTTCTGCAGTCTTTAAAGAAGTATATAAGAAGTTATCTGCAGGAGGTGTACTTTCTCCATACTTGATTACAGGTAAAGAACCAGAACTACTAGCCACTGCTTCTACTTGATTTTCAAGTTTAGACAATGCTTGATTTAATGTATCAGATGTAGCCAACGGAGATGCATCATTCGCTTTATAATAACCAGATAAAGGAAATATTGTAGCAGTACTTTGGGTATGATAACCCGGAGCAGATCCACTACCACCCCCATTTGCAATAAGTTCAGATAATGCTGTAATAGTATTCTCAGCTACTGTGAGTCTATTGAGAGCATCCTGTAATTGTTGTAATGTAGATCTATTATCAATATCATCTATCCACTCTTGCATAGTACCGCCAATCTCTGACATATCGGTGTCATGCTTAGTATCTAAAGTAATGATCTTATTATTTAATACATCATAGTAACTAGTGATAGTACTATTAAGGTTAGTAGTTACACTAGTATCTCCTTCTACTATCTTATTACTAAGATCTTTATAATTATCATTTACTTTAGTATCTAGTATCTCAACATCTTCTTCTACAGCATCTACTCTCTCATTAGTAGCAAATGTACCTGATAGTGATGTAGTAAAACTTCCACTAGTAATATTTTTATTACTACCATCTTGTACAAGGGTAATGAGATCTTGCTCTTGCAGTTTAGTTGTTAGTTCAAATTGTGATATCTTTTTATTCATATTACTCTTGGATTATATGTTCCTTTACTTCAGTTAATATACAATCAGAATCAATATCTTTTTCTGGATAGAAATTCATTTGTTTTTTTAAGCAATGAAGATACCCTATAATTTTATCTACGTCGTCCTGAGTAATAGGAAACTCTTCGTCATTTAAATTATTAGCTGCCCATTTAGCTAATTTATCTAAATGCAACAATAGTACTAGATTTGTAATCGAAACTCTATCCAATTTTGCATTGTACTTTGTAGACTGATTAACCAATTTACCAACTTTATTTACATAATTCGCAATATCCATCTTTACAATTTTTACAGTCATCAATAGTACAATTACACGTTCTCATATCAAGTAAATTCAGCATTTCATTATAATACTGTTCTGCATCATCTGCAAGATTCAAAGTAGTAGCATTATCATAAAGTGTTTTCTTAAACAGAAACATCATTATTTTATCCTTCATTTTGTTATCTAGGCAGTTGTGGCAATACGTAGTTAGCAGTTTTATTTCTGCATAATACAATGATTCATTCATTTCCATATCAATCGTATATAAAATAAAAGGGGAAAGGGATATTACTCCCAATCCCCTTTTTGGTTTGAATTATATTTTTTGATTAAGCAACTTCTACAAAAGCTTTTAAAGCTGTCATAAATGCAGAGTCTTCAAGTTCACCAGCATTTACATACAATTCACAAGCTAATGGAGTTGTTTTGATGTATTGATTATCATCACTAAGATATTTGTTATCCCATTCGATAGACAATGTATCGTAAGTAGCACTTAAATCAGCTTTCAATTCAGGAGCAATGTACGGATAGATACCGTTTGCACGATGAGTAATACCTCTATAACCAAGAGCTGCGTTTTCACGATCACGAACAATCTTCGGATTACCTTTACCAGGAGTACCTTGAGTCTTAGCAATCGTTAAATTAGCAATAGGATACATTACATTACTCAACAACCCAGAAGGAATAGTTTTCCACATAAATGCTTCTACAGAAACTTGGGAATAATTTGAATCCAACATAATACCTTCATTATACGGCATTTCTTTTGCATTCAAAGTAAGTATAGCAGCTGAACCAGTTGCTACTACTCTAGCTTCTTTGTGTTTGTTGATCTTGTTTTTAAAAGCTGTAATCAAATCAGTTGCACTTGTACTCTTTGCAATAACTTCATAAGTATGAGTAAATTGTCCTGGTGCTTCATAAATGTCAGTGTATACTAAACGTAATACATAACGATGTCCAACTTCTGGAGCAACATCAGTAGCAGTAATTACAATTTTGTCCTCAGCTGCAGCTACATATTCACTAAATACCATGTTGGGTTTAGAACCCTTCATGATCGGCATTGAAAAACGAATAATTGATTTTGTAGACTTTTCACCTTTTACATCATAAACATCTTCTTTACCTTCGCAAACACCGATGTATAATGAACTAGCAGCTTTTGCTCCATTTGCATCTTTTACAATTGCTCTATTTTGATCAAATAATGCAATCTGACCTTCTGTCAATGCATCTACTGTCGTATAAGATGCAGGTGCATCAGTACCAATAAGTACCGTATTCACATGATTAAGCATAATTTTTATTTTTATTTTTGTTAAACTTTAATTAGACGTCTAGCTTAACATTTTATTAGTTTTTCTACTCAGCTTATTTCAGCCTTTCCTCGTCAAACTAAACTATTTCGTATAATCATTCCATTGTACTAACTTCGTTCATATACGATTGATATCTTGGATTAGCCTTATTTTCCAAATACAACTCTACCGCTAACTTAACTATCTCATTATGAGTTGCAGCTGGCATATCTGTATACTCATCAAATGGAGCATCAGTAAGACTAATCCTTTTAGGAGTTCTCAAGTAAGTGAGAATATAATTTCTTATGTTGTAATTACCATCTGTGTACAAATGGATTTCATTTCCTTCATACAATCTTAATGGTCTAGCTGATCTACCATGTAATCTGTATTCTGACAAAGTATTTTGTCTTTGTCTGTCAATATTTTCTACTGTAGCTTCTAACACATCTACATTTTTAGTTCTTGGTTGACCACTTGGACCCACAGGCCAGCAATGATCATAACTAAATATTACAGCTGTTTCTCCTACAGTAAACATATAATCATCCGGCAGAGTAACTGTATACTCTTCTGGATATGTATTAAATTGATAAGATTTTCTAGTAACTAATGTACGAAGATCATCAATTCTTTTTTGATCTTGTTCAAATCCAGTTTGTTTGAAATTAATACCAGAATATCTAGTTTTAATAAATTTATCTAACCCAGCCATTAACCAATACTCAATATCTGAAGTAGTAGGTTTTGTTAGATTGTCATCTAATTGATCTATTTCTAATTCAAATGCTGTTTGTAATTCAATATACTTCATTATTGTTGATTATTTGGTTGTTTTACTTGTAATCTATATTTACCTTCAGTAATAAACATGTTAACTGCTAAATCTACAATTTCACTATGAATTGATTCTGGTAGTTCACATTTACTAGCTCCATCAGTAGTATTGAATCTTAATGGTTTTCTATAGTAAGTTAATGTAACATTACCTAATGTAGTATATGCATCTACTGCTACTTCTATATAGTTATATTTAGTAGTAGGATCTGATACTAATGCAACAGCAGGTTGCCTAATGATAGGTGTATTGTATGCAGTTTTAATAAACTTACCAAGATCCCTATACTTAACTAATTGATTATCTACTCTAACAAAATCTTTGTATTGTTTATATGTACCTTTTACTTTACTAAAAGAATGTACATATAAGAAATATTCTTCAGTAGGTACATATGGTAATCTGTATCTTGTGAAACCATTAAGAGTAGTACCTGTTGCGGTTAACTCTTTTTCTACTAATAAACTCTTAATAGAATCTGTATTTCTAGTATGTATATTGGTTTCAGTTTCCATTTGGTCGTCACCAACATAGTTCATCATTACATACCTATCTTGAGCTTCATTTAGTATTGAAAATATAAGATCAGAGTTAGGTTTCTCATCTATAATAAGATCTGGGCTAATAAGTTGAATTCGTCTTTCGAATTCCATTTGCATTTCCTTACTACTCATATTACTCTGATAATTGTGCTACGTACTGTGGATGTGTTTGAGTTCTTGGAGATTCAATATTCTCAATTGCCATGTCAGCAGCTAGTTTAACTACTTCATATTGCATATACTCTGGAATTTCATCTAGAGTAGACGTAATATCTTGATTATTAATCTTTCTTGGGTATGCTAGATAAGTAATATCTATAGTATAGGGACCTACCATAAGATCCCTATCTATAAATACTATTAACTTATTATCTTCCAGTATTGCTACAGGTTCTTCAATCCAAGGTTTATTATTATAAGTTTCTAAGAATCTAGTAGCTTGTTCGTGACTAATAAGTTTTACTGTAGCTATTTTATTACTACCAAAATGTAAAATTCCTTCTAAGAAGTACATACGCTTATCTTGAGTATCATCACCATAAGTAATACTAGATTTGAAATTATTCATAGTAAGTCTATTACTTATAGATTCACTTAGTAAAGACAATCCCTTATCAGTTTTTACTAAACCTTCTAAGTCTGCTACTCTTTTTACATTACCTTCAAATGGTATTCTAAGAGTATTGTTCCCAGTAGCTTTGGTAGCTATCTTACTTAGATACGCTGTGTATAACCAATAATCAATTTCCTCAGGTAAGAAAGATGGACAACCAGATATACCAATATTAACGGCATTTTTATCTGCTTCAATCTTAAACGCTATATGTGCTTCTAATACTGTCATGTTTACTTTTACTTAGATTCGATTTCTTGAAGTATAGTCATTTTGATATCCTGATTCTTTTTATCATTTAATGAAGCAATAGCATCTTCTAAACTTCTACCAATGATGTCAGTACCATAGTAATAGATGTTTTTAGACTTACGAATTACATTCTTTGAAATAGCTGCTTCAATAATGTATTGAGTATCTCTTACTTTGTTGTTTACCCAAATCAAGAAGAACTTGTCAGGATTATTTTCAATAAGATCAAATAAACTACTTTCAACTAGCTCATTACTGATATTATCAGTCTTGTGACCATATAAGCGTAAACATTTGCGCATTTCCTCAATTGACATCTTATTAAATTCAGAGAATGCCTCACGTTTAGCTTTATTTCTTTTGTTAGCTTCTTCAGCTTCAATTTCTTTATTTACAAGAACATAATCGTGAGTAGGTTTAAGATTATTGATTCCATTTGCTACTCTTTTGTGTCCTTTTAAAAATAAATATGCAAGTTCATCTTCAGGCCTCTCTGTATGTAAAACTTTATCTCTTGCGCCTAAACCGATTGCATATGTTTTCCAGAATCCACTTTGTGGAGATAAATGTCCTTCTTCATATCCCATTTCTTTCTCCAAACGTCTAGCATCTTCTGGGGTTAAACCAGTATATCTATTACCAGATCTTGTCCAGTAAGTACTGATATAATCTTTACAATTCTTATACTTAGCTATTCCAGCCCATGGATTTGTACGGGCGAATTTTAATATAATATCCATAATTTATAAGTTTTAAATAAAAGGGGTGAACTTAATCACCCCTGTTTTATTAATCTTCAACTTCCATGATTAACTCTCCACATGCCCTGGGATCACGAAGCATGATACCCATTTCACCTAAGAAGTGAACAGAGTAACCGTCCTTTGCATTAGATCTTACTGTGGATTTATTCTTGGAGTAACCAGTTCCTGGAGCTACAGAACCTGAAGTATTCCAGATAACCATTTCACGATCCTTACGAACAACCTTAACGATATTAGCTTGACCATCACGTCTACCAAGATCCAAGAATGTCATTCTATAAGATTCCAGTGGTTTACCAGATACCGGATGTAACAAACGATTATAAGTAGGATCATCATACAACGGGAAATGTTTCAATGTCAACTCGATGCCATTTGTCATCTTGTATGTTACAAACTGACCACCTAAAACCAAAGCCTGACCAGAACCACTGATAAACTTCGTATCAATCAAGTTCATCGTAGCCGCTTTTTGTTTCAATACACGGTCAAATTCTTTCATACCCATTTCACCAGTTAAAGCAACAAACTTACGTTCGTTAGTACCTAAGATATTGTAAGACAAATCAAACAAGAAGTCTTCCAACAATTCCGGAGTTAACTCAGTGTAGTAACGTCTGTTAGACGGAGCAATCTGTTGCAACAAACCTGCAGGAATGTAAACCGGACGACCATTTGTACCTAACAATGAAGTAGAACCGTCTTTATTTACATTAGACTTAGAGTAAACCATCATTCTCTCACATCTCTTAGACCACTCACGCATTGCCTTCCATTCCTGATAATCAGACCACAAGTAAGAAGTCTTACCAGTTTTAGGATCTTTCAAAGCAATCCAAAGTACTGTAGAATAAGCTGTACCTGTAATATCATAATCCAAGCGAGTCGTAAACAAGAAGTTTCTCATCTTGAAATGAGTATTATAATTCAGGATATCACCCTCTTCACTGTACTCTTCGTAAGCAGAAGCTAAACGAGATACTTGACGACCGGCTAACAAATATTCACCAGGAATATAAGAGTTAGATTGACCATCTGCAATGAAACAAGTATAAACCCATTCATTACCATCTTGATAAGGAGCACCAGAAACACGTACTTGATACTCTCTATTATCAAATTCCAAAATTGCACCAGGACCAAACCATTTGTCCTCTAACCACAACATGATAGGTGTGTTACCCAAACCTGCCATAACTGTGCTAGCATTTGCAGCAGTGATTTCTGTTCCCTGCCATTTTGCAGAGCGAATCGTCACAGCTCTATCGCTATCAATCATTACAGACCATTCGTAGTCTCTTTGGTCAATTGTCATTACATTACCAAGACCACCAGTAATCGCATCCAAAGAAGTGCTATAACCATCATCTTTAGAACCGAATACATAAGAAATAACACGGGTTACTTCATACGGTCTAGTAAGCATTGCATTTGAAATCATATTCTCATCAACAAGATCTGAGAACCATTTACCTCTACCGATCTGTAAATTATTTAAAATTCCGTTATCCATATAAATGTTAGTAATTTATTTTTAATTAAAGTAGTTGTACTGCACGACTAAAAATAGAGTTAGATGAACTTGTATTAATTCTCTTAGTACCTTTACTAACGCCTGTTGATCTGAGACTATTTTTCAGATTTTTAATAGCAGAGCTAGTACCCTGTTTTTTGGCAGCATCTAACAAAGTGTCACCTCGCATTGTAAAATAAGCTGACTCTATTAAATTCTTTACGCTCTTGGAATAGTCTTTTTGGTACTGGGTCTTTCCACTAGCGTCGGCTTTAAATATATAAGCCAATAATTCTTTCTTGTCCTTAGCTGGTATTTTGATACCACGTATATTGTCCAAGGACTTTATTTCACCGACAACGTCATCAAAAAACTTTTGTTGGCGCTGCACCATTTCCTCCTTTTTGATTCTTTGTTGCTCTAATAGCTCTTCTTTCTCTTTTGCAACAATCTCTTGAAGTTCCTCAACCGCATCTCTAGCCTCATCTTCTAATACTCCAGCATCTTCAAATCTTTCGATTTTCTTAGCAATTTGTTTGTCACTGTAACCTTTTCTAGCTAGTAACTCTCTCAATACTATCTTTTGCTCATTTTCATTTTCAATATCAACATTGTCAACATCAATGTCCGGAGTAATAGAGAAATAATCTTCTAACTTACCACCATTACGAACAAATTCATCTAATTTTGCAACATCTTCGCTTGCATATTCTGGAGTAGATTGTTCTTCGATTACTTCTTTAAAATACTTAACCAATTCTTCTACAGTCTTTGGTTTTTCTTCTTCCTCTTCTTCATCAAAATCCCATTCTAATTCTTCAGCAATTGCATCAAATAAAGCAGATACTTGTTTAGATTCAACTTCATCTTCTTCAGTCTCTTCTTCAATTTCTTCTTCGGTTTCCTCTTCTTCAGTCTCTTCTTTATCCTTTTTCTTAGAGGCTTTCTTAGATTTCTTAGGTTCTTCTACTTCTTCCTCTTCAACTTCATCGATTTCCTCTTCCTCTACTTCTTCCTCTTCTTCTATTTCTTCTGTCTTTTTATTTTTAGATCCAGGAGTAGCAGGTCTAGCTTTAGCAGACTCTTGTTTTAGTCTCTCTAATTCTTCATCATCAATATCATCGTCTTGAGAGATGGTGTTACCAACTTGTTCAGTGAATATATCAGTTATAGCTGTAAATCCAAATAGTGTATCGTTACTATTGTTTTCCATAATTAATTATAATTAGATTGTAATTGTTATTTTTTCTTTCTGCTTCCAAAATTTCTAGCAAAATTTGCCCTCTTCTTTAAAGTTGGGCTTGCATTTGGGTCTTTTAATACTTTTTTGGCATATGCTTGAACACCCATTCCTGCTCTTTTAGCCGCTGCCGTAAACTTCCCACGATTCTTTTTCTTGATGTGTATACCTCCGTCTTTATAAGAAGGAATTGGGTATACTGGGTATAAATTTTCCATATTGATTATTCTTTATTTAGTTCATGACCTACAAATCCAGCACCACCTAATGGCATTAAAATTTCCATAGGAATTAGTTTGTTCAATCTATCAATATACTCGTTTTTATTTCTATACAAATCATATTGATTCTTAACCATTTTATTTGATGTCGGATTTCTCATATATTCCAAAATCATATTTTCGTCTACAGGAGTACTCCAGTTTGTAATTTTACCAGAATCTTCAATAAAATTAACTGCATCTTTAATGTATCCAGCTGGAGTAATATAGGCTTCTGGTTGAACTGTATTAACTGCACCTGATATTTTCCTTTGTCTTTCAAAGTATTCAGGAGTACCAGTCCTATATTCAGGTGGTAAATCTGCTTTGTTTATGGTCTTACCTTTACCATCTTGATATGCAGGAATGGAATCAAATTGTTGCTTGATATCAAGATACGTAGCATCAGGGTTATTTGCCCTGACACTATCGTATATTTGTTTTCTCTCTTTAAGAGATAAATCTTTCCATTTCATACTAGTAATATTTATTTACCTGTCTTACCTGGTTTACCTTTTCCGCCCTTTTTAGAGCCTCCTTTACAAGCCATAATTAGTCCTCCTATTTTTTAGATTTAGATTCACCAACTACTTTATTTTTTAAAGCAGTTTTTGCTTTTAATTGTTCTCTCTTATAAGCTGCATCATCTTTCATCTTCTGCAACCTCTTAGCCTCTTGCAATTTTCTATTTTCAAGAGCTATTTTTTCTTTTTCAATTGTAGCTTTTAACTTGTCAGCCTTTTCTTGTGCAGCAATTTTACGTTTTTCAAGTTCTTTCTTATTTTCTTCAGCTCTAGCTTTATTAGCTAAATCCATTTGTTTGCTCATAGCATCAGATACAGCTTTTTGTCTAGCTATTTCTTGATTACCAATCTCAATAGGATCTGGTATACCATTCATATCCTGATCCATATTCTCAGATCCTCTATAAGCATTTAATTGAGCTACAGTAATCTTAGTAGCATTGTCTTGATCAATCTTATATTTAGTAAGATCAAGTTCAGCTTCTTTAAGCATAAGTTCTTCTTCCTTAACTTGATTCTGCATTTCAACAAGCTGTTGCTGTTGTTGATTTTCTTGTTCTTGCATTGCTTGTTGTTGCTCCAATCTGTTGTTTTCTATATCTTGTAATTTGGATTTAATTACACTCAGATTGTCACTAGTAAATATTTCAGCAGCATCTAACAATGATGCACCATTTTGCATAGCCGGCTGTACAAGACTCTTAAGTTGTTCAATAGCTTGACTTTCTTTAGTACTATCAGTTACAAAAATATCAAAGTCTTCATATGACCAATTATCATCCATTCTTAAGAATGTTCTAGTACCTTCATCAAATATATAATTTAAGTATTTCTTGTCATCTTTCCATGCAAACTTAGCACTATCTAATAACATTGACAACACGTGCGTTTTAATCTGATTGTGCAACCAAAACCACGGTTCAGTGATATGAGCAGATTGAACTACAGATCTTTCTACATTACCCACTAACTCATTACTAGAAATAGATCCTTGTCTTTGCTTTGTTACTCCGGACAATTCAGACACCATTTCTTCAATCTTTGCAAGTAATTGAATGTACGTATTAATAGTATTAGACATACTTGCATCAATAGAAGTCCACTGATTGTATGGTGATGGTTTACCACCCTCTCTACCAGGAATGTCCCAACCTTCTTCGTATGGATTGACAAATGCTACACCAAGTGCCCCTAAGTAATGCATCCACTTATCTACATCTATACCCATACTCTTAGGTATTTGAGTAACATCTATTACAGGTATTTTTCCTTTGTCTCTAGCTATTGCCATTTCAAGACGATACCAAAGTATGATATACATGTATTGTAGTGGTTTCATAATAGCAACTAATGACTTGGCTTTAGTATTTGTATTACTATAAGCTGCACCAGTGTATGGTAATTTAGCACTATTTAAATTGTCTCCTCTACGGAATTGGTACTCTAATGGTTGCATACCAAAGTAAAGATCATCACCTGCTCTGTATCCTTCCCATGCTTCAATAATCCATTTCCATTCAACATTGATTTCTTCACCAGTAGGTTTATAATATTCATCTACCTGTATTTCATCCGGCATACCTGTCTCAGGATCTATTATTGTAACAAACCCTATCTTTTTAAGTGATTTCCAGCATACATGATAAACTACAATGTTATCTGGATCTCCATAAGGATTATGGTCTGGTAATTTATTGTATGATTTTAAGTTATAATGAACAAAATCATCTACTGGACTTTTGTCTGGACCAAATCCAGATGTAGGTTTTTGATCTACTATTTCTAACAATTCGTTCAATTGCTTTTCATCTAGTTTATCATAAAACTGATCGTATATCTGGCTCCACGACATTAATGATCTGTAACAACACCAAGATGCATCGTGAATGAATTCAATACCTTCTTCTGCAGGATACTTAAAATCTTTAGGATTGATTCTTTTAATAACTGGTTCACCATTTCTAATTCCTATGTAATATTCTTCAAGTCCTGCAACAAGTGCATCTTTAAAACCTTTCATAAATTCATGAGAAATGTTTTCTTTCTTAAGTAAGAATAATAAGCTTTGATATGCTGTTGTTTCTGCTGCATCTTTGTAATCCTTTGTTAAATACTTCTGTATTTGTTCTGGTGTTTGAATTTCGCCTGTTTGTAATCCTTCTTGAAATCTAGCTTGATCTTCTGGGCTTAATTTAGCAAGCATAGCAGCTTGCATATAATTCAACAGCATCTGTTTAGCTTTGTCTTGTACTTCACTACTAGCAATATCACTAGTACGGCACACTCTAAAGTTAAATGGACGTTTTGTTTCTTCACCTAATAATAGATCTACTTTTGGACGTATGATATTATAATCCTGTGCCATTGCTGGAAAGCCATCATCTTGATTGAAAGGATTTGTAACATACTTTAGGTCTTTTTCATTGTATATACTATTATATAAATCATAATAGCTTTGCATTTCTTCTTCATCAGGTATACTTTCGGACGAAGCTATGCCAGATATTCCAATAATGTAATCCACGCAGTCTTTTCGCCATTCTTCGGTTTTTTTACTGAGTGGTAGTCTTTGGATAGGAAATGAGTTGACTGTTCTTTCCATATTAATTAGTAAACATAAATGTGGTTGTGTTATTATTTAAAGGCGTGAATGTAAATGAATCATCTGTATTTTTAAACAACGGTTTATCAAACAATCTCATTTTCTTTTCAACATCCTCTTTCTTCTTTACTTGTATATTATACAATTGTTCTCTATAGACCATTACCTGCATAAATGCCATAACCCTATCAAAGTTTCCTTTGTCATTATATTGAATAAGTTCTTCAAGGAATGGTTCAGATAGTACAGTATTTAAACCTAATTGCTTTTGATCTCTAAGTTCTTCCAGCCATTCTTTGATCTTACCTTCTCCCCAAAGTTTGATCTCTCTATTCATATGACATCCTTTTCGTCTATTTACTGTAGAATTATTAACAATATCTTTAATGATGTCTGGTTGATCAGCAAGTAAATGGCTACAATGTTTGTTATTGAAATAAGTAAATAAACCAGTGTTTTGGTTTTCTACCATTGCTTTTGCATTGTAGTAAATAAGTAACTTACGAACATTTTCATAAAACTCTTCAGCAGTTTTTGGCCTACCTGTATATTCTGCTACAATGATATCTGAATATGATTCAAAGTCTTGAAAACGTTTATATATAAAACAAGAACCTAATGAATTAGTACCTGATTGATCGTGATCATATGGGTCAATACCAGCTATATATAAACCAAATGGTGCATCTTTAACTGGGTGTTCCCATATAACTATTTTACCAGTAGGATCAGAGTTCTTTGGTAATGGAAATTCGGTTATATCTCCCGTCTTCTGTACATTCCAAATTATCTCTCCATTAACCAAAGTAAGTGTACCTACTTGTTTGTGATTTTGTAACTTAGTATTAGTTCTTATCCTTGCTAATTGTTTTTGTAATTCTTTCTTTGGAAATATGTTACCAGATAATTCAGTAAATGCTTCTGCTGGGGATTCAGAGTGTTCTGCTACATATCTATCTATTTGTTGAGAACTAGTAGCTTCTTTTAATTCTTCTTCACGTAGATTTAAAATAAACTGTCTTGCTTTGTCATGAAGAGTATTACCATCCTCATCCATATACAATCGTTTACCAGTTTCATCACGTATATCCAAATTAGTGTGTTGAGGTATAAAGAAGCCACATTCCTTACTCTGGATACCATCATCCCATATATTTTCAAAACCTATGCAATTGTACGATTTAGGGTTATAAAATGCTTCACGTAATGTCATTACTGCAGGACCTTCGTCACCACCAGTACCGAACATAATCATGAGACCAAAAGCAACGCCATCTTGTTCTACAGATGGTCTAGCAATTTGCCATGCTGCTTTAAGTTCTGGGAAAGTACCTGCCTCTTCCCAAAGTATTAACATACCTGCTTTACCACGTACAGCATCTGGGTTATCTTTCAATGATACACCTATTATCTCTGATTTGTAACCAACTTCAATTTTATTACCAAAGTTATCAGTTACAATCATAGAAGCTCTACGACGCATGCTAGTGTTTACAGCTTGTCGTTTTTTACCCCATGCAGTGTTTTCATCTATAAAGTCCATGTAATCCCAAGCCTTAGTAAGAATACCATCATCTGTAAGATATTGTTTGTTTGATGCGTATACATAAGACTTAGAGCCAGGTATTAAAAAGAAATTACGGCAAAGCATAGAACCACCTTTATACGAGTAACCTTTACGTCTAGCTTTTGCTACACATAAGTGTTTACCTTGATCTTGTGCAATTTCAATAGCTTGAAAATAGTAATAGTCATAATCATAAAAATCAGGAAATGCTAACTCTCTAACTTTTATTAGCTCTTCTTGACCTTGTTTATTCTTTTTATTTTTGTATACAATTCTTTGAATTGGACAGTAGTTCAAATAAAAATAGTTATACCCAGTGATGTAATCTCCATCATCTGCAGTATAACCATTGATGCATCTATCCATTTCTGTTTCCCAAAAATTGAAATACTCTGATGTACCTTTTGGGAAGGAACAATAAGACCCCGACTCTATATAAGTTAGCGCCGGAGAGCGAAATTTGTTAGAATTTTTGATTTTTTTGTTGAAATCTATCATTTTCGAAATAATGTTTTACTCTGTCTTCTAATTCTTCTTGAGAAAATGAAAACAAATATCGTTTTCGTGAAATGGTTCTACCACCCTGTCTATAATTATGATTATTACAAATTTGACTTATACTCCTATAATCTGCTCCAGTTCGCAAAAATGCGGAATTAATGCTTGGTACGCATATTGTTACTTTGTTTTTTAAATCATAACAATACACTATTCTCATTTTGTCTTTTGCGGCTTTTGGTATGTAATTTTTATGGGATGCCTTTAATTTCTCTATCGTTTCTTGAGAGTGTTTGAAACCCAATCTTCCAGAATCACCACCAGGTGTACTGTTGTATCCATTTTTGTACGAATCGTATAAATTAATATAAAAGCATTCTTGAGCATTTAGTTCATTTTTGATTTCACTACTCGATTTACCAAACGTATTTATTATAACCACAATTTGTACTTCAAATGAATCAATCCCGTATTTATTGATTGCTTTATATATTTTTGCTTCTTGATGATTTAAAAAGTTGTTATAGTGTTTTATGAGTCTCTGTTTTATGTTTATCGACTGCCCTATATAACATTTTCCATTAACAATGTTAGTAATTTTATAAATTCCTGAGTAGTTCCATTCGCTGCTTTTAACGTCTTTTAAAGGTATTCCAGATTTACACATAATCATTTACATTATACAACAAAGCCCGAGATTTCTCTCGGGTTGCTGAATTTATTAGAATTTTTGATTTTCTTTGTGAAATCAATCATAAATTACTTTCTTCGTTTAAACAGGTTCTTAATTTTCTGCCATAAACTAGTTTTAGTAGTGTGATTATTTTCTGTTTTTTCATCCATGTGTGATATAGCATAAGCAGCAGCTTCAGCCAAATCTCTTTCTTGCTCTGCTTTCATGTTGTTATATACCTCAGTAAAATCAAAAATAATCATTGTCGGTTTAGTATTCTTTTTACTAGTTTTAGTTTTAGCCATAATTGCAATTTCTTTAAGCCCTTAACGGGCAGGTTTTTATAATGTATTTTATTGTGTCGTATTTTCTACAACTTCTTTTTTACCAATTCAAATGGGTTCATTTCTCCACCGCCTCTAACTTTGCTATTCTTAATCTCTTCTGCTCTTACTTGAGATTTAAGTTTCACAATTGATTCTATTACTCCAGCCATATTCTTAGCACCATCTGTAAGCTTTTTAATAGAATCTAAATCCATTTCGTCATCTTTAGATAAGTGATAGTATTTAGCAGCACCTTCAAGTTTTAATAGTAATCCATCTAACATATACTCAAGTAAGGAGTATGTTCTACTTTTCCAACTATCTTCTGCTTGTATTACTATTTCTGGTAATTCATAGTTTTCATTTCCAAATAGTTCTTTCTTTAATGTAGGTTCTATTAGATCTCTCTCCATAGTTTCTACATAAGGAGAATCGTATTTGTTTTTAAGTACTATGTACCATAAATATTTCGTTGCTAAATCTTTATCTTTGAATGAATCCCAAAGTTTTTTGAATGGTGGGATAGCCAACATATCTGGATGTATGACTACTTGTCCACCAACTATATCTGCTAAATTCATTTTTAGGCTTCCTTAACACAAGCTTCGCAACAATCGCAACCCTTCATATTACGATTTTGATCGTATTCTTTATTCAATTTATAATTATTATAAAAATCTTCATTTCTCATAATAACAAAATCTCTAACTTTTCTTCTATCTTCAACTGGTACTTCTTTTTCTCTATAACCAGCATAGAGAACCATGATTACATCACCAGCTTTTACATCATACTCTTTTTCATTAGCTACAAAGGTACCATCTTCCTCAATTACCCAAGCCCAATCAATATTTAAGTAGTGATTACTAATAGTATCAAAATTCTTAATATCGTTATCCTTCATTGTTAACAATGAGCTGCCACCTGTATAAATATACGTATTCATATTAATCTAAATTTATTTTAATGTATCTGTTTTTATAATGTCTATTCAATGCATCTACTGCTTCTTGTTTAGTATAAAATGCATTAACATACTCTGGATTTTTACTGTACTGATTGATTATCTCCTTCAGTTGCTCCGCTTTCTCGTCCCTGTTCTGCATTCTCATTTTCTTCTTTATTATCAGTTGAACCAAATCCACCACCACGATCTTCGCCTGCTAATTCCTCTACAATTACAGGCTCCATCTTCGGATAAGGCATTACTACTAACTGAGCAATCTTTTCACCTGGTTGATAGATTGTAGGAAGAGCATCTGTAGTAATCTTGAATTTAACAAGAATCTCACCTTTATAGTCACAATCTATAATACCTACTGCATTACACATTGACATAGATCTCTGAGAAATAGACGATCTCATAAAGATCAAACCCACATGACCTTCAGGAATCTCTACTGACAAACCTGTATGATATACTAATACTAACTTACCACTCTTATCAAATTCCTGAGTAAAGGATACTGCCGTTAAATCTAAACCAGCATCATTAGGGTTAGCATAACTAGGTAATACTGCGTCTTCTTGTAATTTCTTAAATTTTAATTCCATATTATTTTCTTACTATATTGTGTCCTAATATTATTTCTGTCATTTGAGCTGCTAAGTTTGCAGCATAATCTTCTGCAAATTGACTACGATTCGTGTCCTGTAGTATCTGTCTTAGATACAGTAGTATCACTTGTTGATTCAGTAGTATCTTGTCTAGTTTTTCTTCCATGCTTTGCATAGTATAATAATGCAATACTATTCCATGCTATTGCTGCTTCATGCCTTACTTTAGTTTCTGAATCAAATTCTTCATAAGTAGAAGCGTATAAATGTCTTAACAATGCACCTTTGTATCTTTCATAACCATTCTCTAGATTCTGCCAATTATTATCACCATACTTCTTGGCACCTTCTGTATATACTCTGGCAATATCTTCAAGACAATCAAGAGGCATTAATTCCCATCTTGTCTTGTCATCTTTCTTGTCATTCTTTTTTCCTTCCTTTTGCATTCTATAAAATCTTCAAGTTGTTCCACACACCAAGTAACTAAATAAGCATATTGTTCATTTCCTTCATTGTATCCTTCAGCGTTCATTGATAAATAATCATATACGGCATCTGCATAATGTATTGATTCGTGAGCTAAAGTAGAACAATGGAAGTCATCTAATGCTATCAATATTCCTACTGCTCTAGTATTCTTCTCTCTAACTAAGAACGTAGCTCCCATTATACTACTTAGTTTGGGACAATCTCTTTCTGGTTCATCATTTCTAAGTTCTTTGGTAGTAAGAAAGAAATCAAAAAAATCACAAGCATCTTCCCAATCATCCAGAGTAGTAACATAAAGATTTACAGGATATAGATTTTGATATAGAAAAGCTTTAGTTGTTTTGTTCTTCATTCTCTCTGGTTTTTTCATACTTTCTTTTTGGTTTGATTTTGAATAAATACCCAAACATTATTGTTTTAGTATCTTCATCATTTGAAATAACTCTATTTGCAAATTTAAACGGGTGATTACAAATTACTTCTACTACTTGATGTGGAATATTATATTTATTTGCTAATTGTATATAGATATTAGAAGTTTTTTCCTTTTGAATCATATACTATTCTATAGTATTTATTTTTAAGCAAACCATCGATTGTAAATGATTCTACGTCTATTGTAGAAGGTCTAATTATATTTATCACACTAAACACATCCTTTGTGTCGTTGTTCATCATAACGTGTTCTACTACTTCTAACTTAAGAGCTTTTTCTTCCTTTTTACTATATGGTTTGATAGGTTCTAAAATTATATATCTATCTTTTTCTTTTACTTTGATGTTCGTGGTTTCTACAAACATAGAAGAATTTCCAAAGTAAAGAGTATACTTATTAAATGGTAATTCTTTTCTCATTAATTTATTCCACCAACATTTTAGTAAACCATATTTCTTATAGATAAGAATGGAACCTGTTTTTATATCTAAACATTTCATTTTATTCTCAGTATTATCGTTAGTTGCAAACGATCTCCAATAACAACTGGTATCAGAGCCTTATTTACGCTAAGTTCGTCTTCAGCAGGTCCAGCTATCAAAATACCCTTCTCTTTGAAAGACTTAATGTATCTACTTAGGTTATCCTTAGTAATACCTAAATTCTCAATGATATATTTTCTATTATATCTGTTTGCTACATTCTTATTTGTATTAGGTTCCTTAACGTATTCCATATCCATTTTAATAAGTGTAGCCATTAATTCAAGTTCCCTATCAGTTAACCTAAGTATTCCATTAAGCGCTTGTAAAAACTCTGGTATCAATTCTTCATTTGATACGGTTTTTACTAGTTTATTCATTTATGATTGCCTCGAGTTTATTTAACAATTTCATCATATTGAAATATACAGTATCATGCTCTACTTTCACACAAGTTTGAATTTTACCTTCCTGATACTTTTTCTCAATATTGTTCTTACGTTGATTGTAAGTATTCTTCAATTGAGCAATAATAGTACGAATCTGTCTGATTTTCTTCTCATCATTAGATTCAACAGTAACATTTTCAATTGGCTCAACTAAACCACTTTTAGCATATTCCTCAATCATATCACATGATACAGCTACGTTTACTTGGGAATAATAATTTTGTGAGTCAGAAGATTTCTCATCAGAGAACGTATACATATCATTATCCAAAGTAAGGATATCACCTGATTTTAATACACCAAAAGGTTTAATAACTTTATATTCTGTAATCATAATTATTTAATGATATTTATTATTTGTTTCATTTTATCTTCTCCAATTTTTCTTGAAGAAATCGTAGTTTCTATACCTAATCCTGAACAAGGATCTTTCCAAGCTTTACATACTTTGCAGTATTCTTTGCTTTTCCGTTTAGCATCAAATGGGCATTTTTCCCTGACTGTTGTAATAGTAACTCGGTAATCTGACATAGTATTTATTTTTTAATAGTTCCAAGTGCTAATTTAATCCACTTGTTTACGTCAAAATCAGGATCTTTTTCAGATATGATTCTGCAATTGTTTGAAGAATCACATACTTCGTATTGTTTGGGTTGGGTTACTAAACCCATGAGACTAATTGCTTCATTCTTAGATAATGTTAATTCTGTAGCATTTTTCATAGAAGGATTATTAACGTCTTCTGGAACAAATACCTTAACTGTACCATCATCTTGTATTTGAATGAACTTTGAGTACTCACCCAACATGTTATTTATCATTTCTTTAATCATATTCACATAACGCAAATATTCAAAAAAAGTTGCAAATTTTATACAATAAAAAAGGGGTTAACTTTATGCTAACCCCTAGTACATCCAACTACAACCACGATTAATTAAGACTACGCTTAGTCTTTAAAATATTTATCTTTCCTAATATAAGCTACTACATTATAAGGATTTACCAATTGACTATCTTTGAATAGATCAAAATCAATTGACGATTTCCTAGGATATGCAACTACATCACCTACTTCAGGATGATTGTCAGGATCAGACCATTGATATCCTGATGGAAGGGAAAGTACAATACCTTTTCTGAAGATAGTTAATACCTTTTCCTTGACAGTTTCACTGTCTGTGATCTCATATCCATTTTCATCTTTCTTTCCAGTATGTACTGGCTTAATAATTTCTTTCTCTACATACTCATCTTCTAAGGGTTTTACAATCATATCCTTAGTAGGAGTATAATCTAAACCTGCTAATACAGTTTCTAATATCTTATCTTGCTCCATGTTGCCTAAACGTGCTTAATTAATTTTTGTTCTATTGTTCTTTGAAAATTACACCACCAGTACAACAAACTTTATGTGCTAGTATTGGACAATCTTTATCTTGAAAACAACAGCCATCACAAAATCCTTGTGGGTGCTTGATTATTGTATACTTTTTGTTATTTATCTCTATAAAGCCATTTCTTAAGGCTTCGTAAGCTTCTGGTTCCCCCATAATTAGTAGTCAAATTCTTCGTCAATTTCTTCTAATTCATTTTCCCACAAACTGTCAATAACATCTTCTACTGCTTCGTAGAATTCATATTCTTCATCATCGTACATACTATGTAGTATTAGTTGATATATCTAGAGTAAGAGTAATGGTTTTATTACTATTTAACTGCATTTAAACTACTATTATACCCTACTCTGGATGTAGGAACGTATTACAATCTAATTTTGTTCCATTTTCTTTAATAATAAATTTTTATTTTAGAGTAAAGCTATCATGAGTACCATTTTTATTCTTACAGAATAACTCACAATTTACCAAATACTCATCCATAAAATAATTTTCTGAATCTATTTCAATATCTACTTCTATGAGATCACCATTTTCGTATATTTTTTGATAAGTTCTATAGTTCCAATTACCATTTAAATGGTCTTTTATATTAATAAAACCATGTTCTTCTAGCCATTCACAACGTGTCATTTTAACATTATTTAGGATTATTTAATATAATTACGAAAGTTTCGTAGATAATTCATTGATCTGTTGTCTTAATTCATTAACAAATCTAGTAGCACCTTTAGGTCCTGTATATCCTAAATTAGGTATTTTATATACATGATCTCCAATACTATCTATCCCATACACATTATTTTCCTTACTAAGGATAGCTTCTACCTCTTTAATTGTTAATTCTTTTAACATAATTTAACTATTTTTAACTTCTAATTCCGGTATTGTATCTATTGTATACAATATATCTAGTCCACCACCCATATAATCCGCATAGTTTATAGCATACAATTGCCCATTTTTATCTCTATAAATACCTTCCCAACCTTTTCCTTCTTTACTTCTGCCTAGATATTCCAAGCCATAGTCTTTTACTAGGTTTGTAAAATATCCAGTAGCTATTTCATTATACATCATATTTTATAACCCAAAAGTGTTAATAATTCATAAAATTTGTTAATATCCCTAAAGTAAAGCGAATACGATATCATCATGTGTGCCACCCCTTCTTCCATAGGATTCATTAGTCGTAAATCTTTTACTTTTAAAGCTTTAGTACCATCAGCACAATCCCATTCACTTACTCTAGCTCTTAATAGCTCAAAGTCACTAAATTCATAATAGAGTTGATTATCTTTAATTTCAAATCCTTTATCTTTTAATTCTTGTTCAAATATCATATTGCTGTTATTTAAATTCTAATTAGAGAACGAAAATGAATAATAAGTGTTGTAAAAATTTTTTATAAAAAATATTTTTGTGGGTATAATTGAAAGCGAGGACCAGTACAATATCAAGTCCCCTCTCCTAACAAGTAGGGGAAATCCCCCGTCAAAGAGTTAATGTGTTAATAAAACCTTATGGTGTATAGGTAACCGTAAAATGATATGGATTTGTCTATCAAGGATAAAGACGTAAAGAACTACGAACTTACGAAAGTAGAGGTAAAAACCTCCAAAGACGGCAAAGCACGCTATGCAGTGTGCGAGTTCAGACAATCAGGTCTAAGAAAGGTGCTGCAAGAGCAAACTAGACCTGTTGTGATGCAGTTAATGGCTGCATATGGTAGTACTAAGGAACATGAAGATGAGTACTTCAAGGCAATAGAGGAAACTATTGGTGAAGTTTTTCCCATCTGTCGTGTTGAAGTAGCAGGTTTTCCTGACTTTGTTCGTAAGGACAATGACGATAAAATCATCACTGAGACTAAGGAAAGAGACGGTAAGCAAGTAAAAGTAGCTTCCATCTATAACTCTGTCTTCATCTATACACTGTGTACTGACGAAGGCGAATGTATCAAGTCTGATGCAAGTCTCATCAAACGTGGTGAAAACTTGTTCACCAACTCCAAACGTATTATTACTATGGAGGACTACAAGATGCAACGAGAGAAGGCTAAGGCAGCTAAAGAAGCAGCTAAGGCAGCTGAGGAGAAGAAGTCTAATCCGTTGTTGGAGGGTGAAATAGTGGATGACGATGAGTTGTAATGAGTAAGTGGGAGGGAGTGGTGAAGACTGTTCTCTCTCCCCTCATTTTCTCTCTTTTTCACAATAAACCCATTAGTAATTTATATAATATATAGCGAAATTTAAAAAAACTAATAACTTTCTAAAGCATTAAGGACACCAGTTTCTTACAAATAGGTTTAGGACTATCCTTGTAAATACTTAGCTACTACAACATTGATTTCAGAATCATAACGCCAGAGTAGAGAATCCCTATTTGTAAGTTTTAGGTGTAAAATGCATATTATCTATTTTAACAAAAGAAGCCATAGCTTACTATAGATAATGTTGTCAGTGCAACACTCTATAGCGGAAAAGTATATTAAACGTATATGCTATGCCACGCTTCAGTACTTTGTTATGTTGGTTCAGCAATGTAACATCACTGAAAGTTACTGTTGTGTGTAATATTAACGGGAGCCAACCCAACCATGTAGTAATACTGTATCAAAGAACTGAAAAAATACAGGAAGGCTATTACTACATGGTTTAATTTGATTATTAATCAATAAAATTATATATTATGATAGCAGTAGTAAAGTGCTATAAGCACAACATAAAACCATTAGTAGTAGAGGTATTTGAAGGTCATGATGAACAAACACAAAAAGATGCTAATGAGTTAGCATCTATCCTAAGTAGGAAGAATAAGTATGAGTATAAAGTACTCATTGATCTTTCTTGTGTTGCTGTTGTACAAAATAAATCAAACACATAAAATCAGATGGAAATGAGTAACGGAACAAAAGCAACAATAGGATTTTACATAATGTCATGTTTATACCTATTATCAATAGGATTAGATCCAAAAGCGAAATTCTCAGCAATATTAGATATGATATTCGAATGGTCATTAGCTTATTGGATATTTATTGGAATATGTTACTTAATAATAAACTCATTTAATAAATAATATCATGAGCAAAAGAAAATATCACAAATCAAATTGTGATGCCACAGTTAGGGCAATAGTCGAAGATGCACTAGGACGCAAAGTGATCCTAGTTGGAAAGCACGCTTTCGAATGGTCTATTATTCTCGAAAAAGAAGGAAGATTAGTAATAACTACATTTCCTAAGAGAGAACAAGCAGTAGATATGTTTAACAAAAAGTATAAAAACAAATGATATGTGTACGTATCCAGTGTATGAAGTGATACACAACTTATATACTCCTATAGTTTAATGGAAAAACACTGGTAGTACATGCACCAGAGATTGATAGTTCGATTCTATCTAGGAGATCAAATTAAATCATTCAAGTTATGAAAAAAGTATTATCATTCATTTGGACAACTATAAGAGTAACTATTTATATAATAACATTACTCTTTCTGTTGGATGATCCCATCCTTTATCCAATGTGTGTAATACTATTTACATATATTGAATGTAAGGATAAACTGAGTATTAGTGTTTTTCATGGTATTTTAGATGAAGTTAGAAAGGAAATTCAGAGCGACAACTCTTGATAGCTTTCAGCTTGTACCCATCTGTTGTGAAACACGTGGGTATATTTTCTTACCATTTGGCATAACAACAACGAAGTAAGTTCTGAGAGTATTTGAAAGAATAGTTTTAAAAGCACTACATGCCTATTGTGAAATACGCATGTAGATTCTCCAGAGTAAAGACAACCTCATCGTAGCTAACATGCTTTATTATCTGCATTATCCATTTCTATGTCTAGTTTATTTCTATTTGTTAGCGGGTTCTGGAGTCTAGTAGACTTAATATGCTGGGACTGAACGAATGCCTTTCAGCTGTCGAAGCTAATGTCTTTAAAACTTGATCATTTAAATATATTAAATATGATTCGAGTTATAGCGCAAAGGAGAGTACCATCTGCACATTCTTTCTTACAAAGAGTGAGGATGCTCCATGATACATTCAATATAAGTTATTTTAAAGCAATTAAATTAGCTTATAAATTGAATAAAGGCTATGGAATTGTAATCAATACAATCATGGCTAGTAAAGACCAAGGGATGATGCTCATGATGAGTGACATCCATAGTAAGTTACACAGATTCTATGATACTCAATGGAAAATTGGTATCGAAGGATGTGGGCAACAAACACCACTAAAAGATTACAAACAAATAATCGTTAGAGGTGGTTATAGGGTCTTTATCTCTCTAAAGCCCGGTTTTATAGATTCTAGATTAGAAATCTATTAATTGGGTAGGGGGATTATTCCCCCTTTAAATAGACTACTTGTTAACTCAAAACTCTATTTTCGGTATCTGTTGTGAAACACATACTGATTAAACTTAAATCCTGAGTAAATACATGTAACAGCTTGGCGGTGTTAGTGGCTTATGGTTTACTCAGGATTATTTATGTTGAATTATTAACAATAAAATATAATCAGTATGACAACAACAAACAAAAATTTTCAAGAAATTACACCAAATGTAATAAAAGTAGGTTCGGTATATATTCTTACTGAAGAAGAATATGAATATCTTCGTAAATCTTTAGGTATTCTTATGAATTTACTTGGTACATCCAAACAATTCATTCAAGCACATGATGCTTTATTAAATAAATAAGTATGGATACTATAACAAAAGGTAGCATCAAATGCTTAATTTATATAATAATATTGTTTGTTACAATATGTGGTGGATTGTATACTATAGTTTCTACAGGAGAACTAATAACAGTCTCATTAAGTATGGGAACTATATGCGCTTTATTGTTTGTATTAATTAACAAAGAATCACAAAAAATCGAAAGATATTTAATTGAAGAAGAAGAAAAACAACAAGATTAAGGCAATATTGCAAAGTTTTATTAATAAATCAATTATTTTATGAACAAATTTCGTGACTGGGCACTAGGATGTCTATGTTTAGTACTATTAGGAGCAATCCTATGGTACGGGTACGATAAGTACCATGGTACAAAACCAGAAATGGTTGAAGATCAACAAAGCACCGAAGTAATTATTCCTACTTTGGATCAAAGGTTGAACGATTGGAATGCAGAGAAACACAACACTGAACTGTATGATCTCTGTATGGAACTTCCCGAGCAAATAGTTAAAACTATTCTTAATAGAATAGGTACAACTGCAACTTATGAAGAGATAGCTGAGGAATATCTTCGTAATACTAATTATTATATTAGTATGCAGTTAAAAGAAGTTATGCCGGGAATAACTGGTCCAGATGCTAAAAATGCTAAAGTGGAAATAAAAACTGAAGTAGAAAGGCCGATACCAGAGAAAGATAAACCTGTAACTGTTCCAGTAACAGTAAAAGATTCAATCAAATAATTCTCTTATATAATGCCTTTTCGTACGTATTGCCTGTGAAGGTAGTACGTACAGTCTTCAGAAGATGACAAACATGTGGGGCGTAAGTAAATGCATATCTATATACTTAACTGAATACGACAGAAAGAATATAGAAATACTCGTATTTGTATTTACGATCGTGCAGACGTAAAAATCATGTCGTTAATAAGAGTTGTATTAGCAACACAATTCTGCTGCAACGTTAAACATGTAATTAAGCTAATTTTTTGTGAGATTTGTGTTAAGTTTTTTATATATTTGTTTTGGGAGCGCAAATCTCGATGATGACACGTTATTAGTTAGCCTATAGTACAAGATAGGTGTATATCAAAAACAATCGTTCTAATGTTTTAGTCCGTCATTGCCTTATGGTTGTACACATAAGGCCGTCCTCAAAGTTATAACTTAAATTTATCAAAAATGAAACAGTTACTTCTTTATGGAAGCACAGGTAATAATGTCTGTGTTATCCAAATTCCGACTAATTGGTCAGTTGATGAAGCTAGAGAATTTCTAGAAAAAGCTCTCTTAGAATTCGCAGCAAATAAGCAACACAACGAATTCTTTTCAATTTCAAATGAAGATGAACTCAACCAGAAATGGCCTGAGAAATCTTCAGAAATTGAAGAGTGTTGTAAAATTATTCTCAACAACATTGGCAGTCCAATTAATGGTGCTGGTGGTCTAATTTGGCAAGTCAGATTACAGTCATACATTATGACAAATCCTGATTTTACAAACAGACTATTCAAAGCCTTTGAGAAAAAATTAACTCGAGAAGAAGAGGCATTTCTAAGTGCCAATTATCTTGAGTTATTACCTACTCTAGTTAAAACTATTAAAAGTAGCTTATAATTATGAGTAAGACATTTAAAGACTCAAAAGGTGCAAAACAAGGACGATCTGAAAAAGGTCGTCCTAAGCCAAAAATGACTCCTTACAAAAAGAGTACAAAAGTAAAAGAAGAATATTAATCTCTCGCCAGTTATTGATATTTTTTAATTTTACATATATGGTGGTTATCCCCAAAAAGTCATGAATAAGCCAGAGTCCTAAGGCAAATCAAAGCTATATGAAGATGTATAGTACGCTGATAAAGTAAAGGGGCTAGTGTATGATAAGACAACAAAGATTACACCGTGACTTTATTCTAAGACAACACAACGTTTAACAAAATAAAATCAATTTATTAAAATGCGAAGTAGAAAAAAGATGGAAACTACAAGAATTCGCAAAGCGAATGCTGTAGTAAAAGAAAAAGAGATTCTGTATTTTGCACAGGATAGAGATGTAAGTACTCGCATGCTTGCAATACTATCCGTAAGTAAAACAAAATCTGGAGTAATGAAAGAGATAAAAGGTGCTGATGGAAAAGTCCAACAAATACTTTGTCCTGAAATTACTCGCTACAAAGTTATTTGTGGCTCCAATGGAAAAGTTGGAACAAGATTCAATACAGTAATAATACCAAAAGAACAAAAAGGTAGAGTTATTGTAAAAGAAACAATTGATAATGGGTCCGTAGGACGTAAATTAACAGACAAAGAGTTTGTTGAGTTATATCCGAAACAATGTAACATCTTTAAAGAAATATTTAAAGAGGAATACAAAGCATTAACTAAAAAATAAAAGTATGAAAAAAAGTATGAAAATGAGAAGTATATCCAATGATGAGTATGTCTTTGGATCTCCAGTAAGAGATGGTCCAAAGGAGGACGAAGTTAAAAGGAGAAAATCTATAGCTAAGAAAATGATAAAAGAAGCAATAGATCACAATCCACCTTTTAAAGACTTCTTAGAAGCAAACCATTTATATGGTAAATATGTTAGTTCTGCGGTAAAATGTTGTACAGAAATTAAAAACTCTTCTAGAGAAGATCCAAGTACTATAGCGTATGCTATTACGTATAGAAAGGATATTCGTAGAATAATCAATGAGACTCTAATTTGGAGTAAAACTAATCAAGGAACAAGTTTCTGGAGCAATGTATATAATATGGCAGAAAATATAGAATAAAAACTTTTTTAAAAATCAATTTTATAAACCATTAAAAATTTTCAAAATTATGGCAGCAGATTTCAATTTAGATGCAAAAATGCAAGAGCAAGAGAACAATCAAGGTAAAGTTAACACTTCCGCAGTAGACAAAGCAAAAGAGAATATCGCTGCAAAGAAGTTGGAACAAGAGACCCGTGAAGTTGAACGTCGTTTATCAAACGCAGAGTCTACAGAAGATCGAGCATTAAAAGAGCTTCGTATGGCTCGTAAAAAAGAAGAAGCTCAAAAAGCATTTTTGACAGCTGTATCTACAGCTAAAACAAAATTTGAGTCCGACGGAGATTATCGTGCATATGATAAAGCCGTTGAGGAAGCCGAAGAGAAGCGTGACAAAGCCGTCAGCGACGCTAAGCGTGCTATCTACGGTGAGGATTATTGGAAATATTAATCCAGTAATTTAACTCCGAAATCAGAGTTGGGAGTGTTCGAGAGGCCTCCCAATCTCTTTCCGTATATTTAGTTCTAGAAAGAGATTAATACCACGATTTAAATATTCGAATGAATAGTAGAATATGTTTACCTTGAAGTAACAAGGTACTCAAGAGTCTTGAGCCAGAGTGGAAAATTCTGAGCCACTGATCACGTGCCTGAGATCATTACTATCACTTGAAAAAGTACGAGCATGTACTGCTGAATCGCTAGAACCTTGAGTCAAGACCTAGTGATAGGCTTACGTAAGTAAGTTAAGTATAGTAATGATATCAAATCACACATAGAATTAGAGCTATATGCCGAAGTTGATGCTTATAATCTTTTGATGATAAGATAAAACTTCAAATTCTGTAGATCTATCAAAGGCATTTTCTATAGTAGTAGAGAGCTACATGCCTAAGACCATTCTTTTTAAGAGATAAACATGTATTATAGGTAAGACATAAGTCGCATTGCGCACTCTTAGAGGAATACACTCGTATAAAAAAGAATTCTTACTATTACTATAGGTTTATAAGGTAAAGAGAGAGTGATCTCTCTTTATCTACACTTAATAATTTGGGGTTAAAAATTAAAAAGTATTTACGATATAAGAACTGTGTCGTATCTTATTAGGTTTATTGGAAACTATTAGGACGAGGCTATCGTATGCCTCCATCTCCACTATACTTTTCAGCTATTATTTTACATAGCTTAAGAGTATCTTCGTGAGACATTGTGTTTTTCATATAATTTATTGCAGTAGATATGAATTGAACATTACCAATTTCATATCCTTTAGAAGAATCTATTCTATCTAAAGACGCAGTATAAATAGGATTATTATGATTTTTAGTATATGTCGCTAACTGTAATTGTAATCCAGTATATGGACAAATACCTTTTTGTTCTTCCCATAATTCTTTTAAATATTCTAAAGTTAAATTAAAGAATTTAAATCTATTTCTTACATTTCTTAAGTAATATCTAAAAGGTGTAAATTCATCTTTACGATTATCTGCAATTAAATATTGAGGATTACCTTTTCTTTTATTTATCTTATTAGAATATTTAATTGCGCAAGATCTAGAACAAAAATTATGTCTTTTTAGTCGTATATTACGATTATATTCTGTAATTGGTTTATCGTATAGTTTTCCACAGTTATCACACGTTAACTGAATTAATTTTCTATTTCGTTTATATTTTAACATAATATTAAGTTTTTTATTATTTAACGAAATAATGTGTGGAAATGTTCTGTTTCGATATTAAATATACGGGGATGAACGGGTTTGACTAATAGTGAAAGGTAAAATAGGTTCACTTTAAATTTAAATGGCAATACATTTGTCACTGATTACACTGCTCTAGGAGCGGCGTAAATCAACGTGCTAACTACGAAAATGAGGGTGTCTAGTAGCTTAACTGGATAAAGCCCTGGATTTTATCAGGAGATTGTGGGTTCGAATCCCACCTAGATAACAAAATATTAATTATGAGTTACATAGCAGTAGATACATTTGGAGATGAATACATATATCAATTTAAACCTAAAAGAGTAATACGCACTAACACATTAGGTGAAAAATGGGGATATTGGTATTCTGAAAAAGGTCATCAAATTGAAGTTCCTAAAGGTACTGCAAAAGCATTATATAATGCAAACTTGATGATTGATTGTAAAATTCCTTTATATAAAAGAGATATGAATTGGGGGGATAACCCAATTTGTTTAAAATAGTTATTAATCAATAATAATTAAAAGCGTATGGATGTAAAATACGAAAGTAAAAGACTAGTAATGTTTCGAAAGGAATGTATACTAGCAGGTCCTAGAGATTCTATAGTAGGATTCTTTAGGTTTTTGAAGGAATTAGGGGCAGATGTAGCCAAAACAGTTAATTCTGAAAATCTAGTAACTTCAAGAGGAAAAATAGTTCTTCTTCTTAAAAATGAGGGGAAAAATAAATTATTTCCACAAGTAACTATGTTAAATAGAACATGGTGGGATTTCTACCATAATCCTAGAAAACACAAAACTAAGATTAAAACATACAATCTTCCAAAACAATGGAAACAAGTATGTGAAAGTATCTTAATCCTTGAAGATGTACCACTATTAATTCCTGAATCATGAAACTTGAACATTGGATTTATTTTGAAAAAGGAGAAAAAGCAAAACTCCAAGAAATAATGAATACTTACTCTGAAGAGTTTCAACAACTTGAGGCAATTCAGAAAGAATTTGAAGTTGATATGCTAACAGCTTCTAGAGTAATCAATATATATAATAATAAAATAAGAAAGTAACATGAAGGCGGGAATTTATCTAGTTAAAGACAAATTTAGTGAAGCTAAGCATCTACTATCTTTAAATGGTAAAGAACCATTTATAAGAATAGAGAATTGCATTAGTTTATCTGAATTTGCATGTGGTAAACTTGAAAAGGATCATTGTGTAGTAAAAGAAATTCTAGAAAATCCAGAGAATTTCGAGTTCTCTCTATTATCAAATGAAGTTGAGAAAACATTAGAAATAAGAGAAGAACCAGAAGAATTACCTACACTATCTGATGATGAATACATGAGAATTACTCAAGATGAGTTCATTCAACCTGATGGAGAACTTAGTCAAGTACTAGCGATAGCAGAAATTAATGCTGTCTTTCATACAGACTGGGATAAATCTCGTGAGATCTTTACAAACATAGTATTACCTAGATATGAGGCAGAAAAATGGGAAAGACTTCAGTTAAAGAATCGCTCATCTTCAATCAGCGAGGCGACCTCTGTGATAAGCTAAAAACATTTTTACTAAAGGAGTGTGATAAAGCATATATACCAACATGTACAAATCAAGGCTTTCGTTTTGATTGGAAAATTATAGGTCTAGAGTATGAAAAATACTTTGGATACCCACATTTAGGTAAAGATGGTACTATGTATCCTATAAAACCAAATGATATTTCTTTTGAAGTATGGCAGAAAGCTATACCCCAAGTAAGAGAATGGATTTGGTGGGTATCCTACAAATTATTCTATCCTACAAGGATAATAGGTCGTAGTAACGCTGCTGATAGAGTATTACTGAGAATTTCAGTATCTCTACTTGACAAAATAGAGTTACCTAAGTATTATATAGATAATATGTTTGATAATCTAATAGTATGTTATTACTCTAGAAAAAGAGCATATAATTCATATTTCTATAAAAGTATTTTAGGTATACCATTTTAGTTTAGAAATAAGGAAGTGTAATAAGATTTGCCTACTTTCAGACAAGATTGCTGTGTCGTCGCAGAGGGCGTTCTAAACAAAGTACTAGAGGTTCGACTCCTCTAGTACTTACTAACCAAACTGCTAGTTTATGAATGATGAAAATTCATTAATAGACCAAGCGAAACGTGGTGATGAAAAGGCTTTTAATCAATTATATAATCGGTATTATAAATTGATAAGATATATTATTTTTGACATTGTTAAAGATGATAATCTTACTCAAGATTTATTGAGTAATACATTTATAAAAGCCTTCGGTAAACTCAATTCCTATGTAAATCCTATAAGCTTCGAAGCGTGGCTCAAAACAATTGCAGTAAATACTACAATTGATCATATTAGAGCCTCGAAGGATTTACAAAAGAATTTCAGCATAGATGATGAGAATAATAAGACTCAATTAGAAGAAACAGCTCCAGATCCCGAATCAGATATGATTAAAACGGAGAATGTAGAACTTCTTAGAGTTGCATTATCTCGCCTAAGATCTAAATATCGTAATTTACTCGAGATGCGATATTTTGAAGGTCTTAGTTACGATCAACTTAGCGTTAAGCTTGGCATTCCTATTGGTACTGTAAAGTCCGATTTGAACAAAGCAAAACATAAGTTGAGAGAAATATTTCAAAAACTTTCAAAAAATTAACAAAACATGACAACAACATCTTTCATCTGTATGTTAGTTGCTTTGATTTTACTAATTGTTGCAATTGGTAGAGTACAAGGCAGTCCAAAAGTAGCTGCGAATCTTTTGATCGCTTTAGCTTTTGGAGTTGTTGTAGGCTTAGGAATCAATAGTAAGAATGACATTCGTAAGTCATCTGAAAATGATACTAAGATTGAGAAGATCTCTAATGTAAACCAATTGCCCATACAGGCTATGCAGATTATTGGAGTGACACCAGTAATTACTGCAACAGTTGAGTCTGTAGGTAAGGCTCATAATTGGTTTATTAGAGATCAAGGAGACCTACAACAAAGTGTAAACCATCTCACCTATGTGAGTACTAGGGCCAGCCCTATATACGAGGATTCAAGTTAGATTACAAGAATTTATCGGGATCATCGTATACATAATTATTAGTTTAACAATTAAAACGCTGTAAAAAGGACAGTATAAAATCAATTTAAAATGTCTAAAAAGAATAACAACAAAAACTCTCAGCAAGCAGTAGCTACTGAGAAGGAAAAGGAGAATAAGAACGTGCAGACTACTGTACAAGTAAGTAACCCCACAAAGAAGGAGGACAAGCCGAAAGCTGATCCAAAACCTAAGAAAGATAAGGAACAGATGGTTACTCCGCCACCTGCAGCAGATCCTTCAGTAATTGATGCTACTAAAACAGAAGAAGTTATTGATCCGGAACCAAAAAAGAAATCCGGCATCCCGAAGAAGATTGATCTTGCTAAGATTTCATTGACTAGTAGTCAACGATTATCTGGTGATGGTTTTGCTCGTATGTTGGATGTAGCAGAGCGCTATATCTCTCGTATGAAAGCAGGTGAGCCAGCAACCATTAAGATGGAGCAGGCATTCACTTATAATCTTGCTTGGGGCATCACAAAGATGTCAATTCAGGCTCGTGAGGAGAAGATCGAGTATGGTCTTAATGTACCGAATGATGATGTTATTGTAACTGATATCATTGATACATTCAATAGCCTTGGAGTGGCATTAGCTCCACATGTCTCTGAAGATGGCAAGCAAATGACGCTTGAGTTTCAGGAGATTAGTCCAGAAGCAGAGAAAGCAGCCAAGGAAGAGATCAAACAAGAGAAGACTCCGGTCGTTCCAGAGTTAGATCCTGACAAATGGAAGAGTGAAGACGATGCAAAGAAAGGATTGTCTTATATTCTTGCAAAACAAGATCAGTCATTTCCGAATCGGTTCAATGAAACTTTGTTAAAGGTTCGTACCTTTAAGAAAAATCAGGAGACAGATGAAGAAAAAAAGGCTACATGGGACAAGATTGGTTTAGGTGCCCTATTCGAGAACGCAGTTCAACTATTAGGAAACCGCTCAACTGCTCTTGTTCGTGGGTTATGTCAAGGATGTGTATCTGCCTTAATTACGGATCACAATCCGATATTTGCTCATTCAACGGTTAAGTATAACTTACCAATGTTGTCTGAGGAAGAGGCCGCTGACTTGATTAAATCCTTTATTAAAGTACGTCAGGAAGATCCTAAACTTCCTATTGACGAGACTCCAGCTGTTAAATTTGGTATTCTCGAGGCAACTCGTGAACAATTCCTTAACATTCCAATGGATAACGAAATGCCGTTAGCCGAAATGGGATTGAAGAAGGATGATCCAAAGTACAAACAGATTACTCTGGCAAAGAAGATTATGAATAAGTTCCTTGAAGCGTATGGAAATGAAATCGGATATGATGATCCGAAATTCTATTTACATGCGACTAATAAGATGATCGAAATTCGTAATCTATATGTCGATAAAGATGCGGCGTTTACACCGTATACTGAAAGTGAATATCCAAAAGCTACTTCTACGGAAACTGCAGATCCTGAGAAGAAGAAAGAGGGTAAGTAAGTAATTATTATTAAACCATTATCAAAATGAATACACATGGTAATCTACTTACGTATATCGCATTTGCTATTGTAGGTTTATTATTAGCTTACAATACGAACTTCTTTAAATTAGAGGAAGTTCGAGCAGACCCAGTAAAACCACTAGATTTGCCCGCATTACAGTTTAATCCTAAAGCTAATTTATCTTTAGAGATTGATCTAGACAAAGGTGTTTCCAACGTAAAAAGCGATATGCCGATTGCTAACGTTGATGTCACTGTCAATCACCCCACGAAACTCGTGGAAAAGGTAGTAAAGAAACCATCTAAAAAGGAGATAGTATATGAAACAAAAACTGAATATTTGGAGAAAGTAGTGATGTTTACTCTACCTACTCCTGACTTTCACGTACCAAATATTGAGTTACCTAAAAGAGTAGAGAGATGATGAAGAAAATAAGTTATATAGAGAAATTATCCCTAGTAGGTATAATTCTCTTTCTAATTTTGTGTATATTCTTCGCATATAGTGTTAAACTTTAGGGTTACCGTAGAATTGCCCAAGGGAAAAGTTCCACCCCTGTAATAAGAAACTGGAACGGCTGTATTGTAGCTGTAAGCCTTAAAATAACAATAAGACAGCGCATATTATGTTTGGACGAGTCTGATCAGCAAATCGCATAATATGGACAAGGAAGACAGGATACGAGAATATGATAGTGCTAACACACAATTCAAAAGGTAGTATGATAACTTATTAAGAGTATTTTCCTTTTACTCAGAAAAATTAATAAGAAAATGGGTAAGCGTAGATATCAACCCATTCTATAGATGTTGAGAACCGACTGGCGAACACACTAAGAGAAGACGCTTCTATAATATTTACCGATAAAGTAGGGAACTATTAAGATAAACGATACCGGAGTCTGCTTAAGCAGCCATTAATAGTATTTAGTGACAGTAGATATTATTGTGTCTAGAGTAAAGATAGTGGTCAACTTCGTTAAGAGTCCGTGGAGGAAACCAATCCTGAAATCAAGAAGGGACTTTAAACAGCAGCTACAACTACTACAAAGGGTAGTAGAATTACTCACAAAAGACTGACTATGTCTCAAGTAGTGTCCAAAGCTACTTTACTGAATCCATCTTAATTAATTTGGATAGGTTAAAAAATAATTGCTATCTTAGTGTTCACTACACCAGTTCTGAAACGCTTATATGAAAGAATATAGGGAAAATGTAGTTATGAAGGAGATTAGATATAATAGAGGGTGCTATAAGGTGCTACGAATCTTAATAGAGTAGAATCAATTTCTACGATTTTTACTCTTGGAAGTAAAGATTAATAGTTGGTATTACTATTAAGATTCATATGGCTGAGAGGCTATGATCCATACATGGGAAAGTAGATAATCGAGACTATCTATGGATATTGTATGACAGATTATCCGGATTAGGTGCCAAACCTATACTTTATAGAACTATTATATCAAACGTGATAGTGTTTTCTGCAATTGAGTTATATCACGATAAAATAATGGAAACGCAGAGGTTTGAAGAAGTGAGCCAAATCATTAGTTCATATTGTAGAATATATCTGGCAAATATAGTATATAGGGAGAAACTTATATTTTATCTACAGTGAGTCTGATCCACTTGATACGGATTTTTACGTCAGTAACACAGCTGTTGGTTGATATCCATAAATTGTGCAAAGTTCAGTTAAAGCTTTCCTTAAAATATACAGCGAAAGTGGGGCTAATGATTAATTGCCAATGGGCTAAATTCAAGTCTATGAAAGTAGAGCTACTGAATCCAACGATTCATCACTGGCCCGAGAGTTAACGAGACTCTTAAATAAAAGCGTTGATAACATGTTTAACCAAAGTAGTGGCTACACCCACGAAATAGTAAATTATCGAGAAGTCCTCGCTGGTCTTATTATAGTGAATGAGCTACTGTTGTTAAGTAGAGAGTAACTTAGGATGAATGCGACTCGATCAAGCCAACCGTTATAGCTAAAAGAAAACTATTAGAGTTATATTACCGCAATGATATAATGTTCAATAGAAAGCGTTTCGCAGAAGCTTATAGACCTTTAGACCTGTCGTAAGCAAGAGTAAGCGGAAATAGGTGAAAGTCCTAGATATTCGTGCTTGTAAAACAAACAAATCCTCGTAAGGGTCACATGGGCAGTATACTGCATGTGAAAGAATAAAGTGGTAACCACTTCAGGGTGAAAAGACTGAAAGAGTTAGGTTTAGTAACGTTTCCTTAAACGACCGTATGTGTGGAGCATTCGATAAAGTAATCCTATGTGGTTTATTATAACTATCAGTATACTTAGGCCAATCTAAGGTATACACACTTTCTAGTGTATTTGTTTTGATAAGGTTATAATAGTTCGCTGAAGAAGCTCAGGAATTTATAAAACTAGTAGCATGTGCATATCCCTATCAATATACAGCGGTAGAAGATAGTAAATAACGTATTGATCTTGTGACTTATTAGTCAATGTCGTAAGATCTCATTAGTCTGATGTTGGGCAAACGTAGTGGACCATTTAGGCCATGACACGAACCTTCATTGACGAGTATGAAGAGTAAAGAAAGATTCTAAAGTAAGACTAGTTCCATAATCTGTGGTGATGAAAACACAGTATTTAAGAAGAGGAAGTATCTACTTAAATATGTCTCTATGGAGTGCTAGAGTAATAGCAATAGCAGAATTACAGAGTGAAATAGAATCCAATCTATCTCATCAAGTATAAAGAAATAATTTCAAGGAGTAAGCAATTGAATTTGCGTAGGCGATCGGATAACAGGCAACTGGGCAACAAACTCCCCTATAAGAGAAAACTCCAGTAAAGAAGTTCTTTTTATTTTTGAGTTTATTAATTTTTTAACAACATTTTAAAAGTTTCGTTGGTGGAATCAACCACGAAATCAAGGAGGAAACAATTATGAATTATATTCGAGTAAATGCCGCCATTTGCGGTTCAGTATTAGGTAAAAAGATTCTAATCGTAGAACGGAATCCAGTAGATCCAAATTATTCAGAGGATAAGAAGAATGGACGGTTGTGTCTCAGTCGCCCTATTTATCTATATTCTATTAAGCCGATTGATGTATCTTCAGTCGAGCTTGTAACTACAGCAAATGGTGAGGAACGGATTGAGTTCAATCATGAGCCGACATTACGGCTAGATATCGCAAATGTTGAGGATATCAATAAAGTAATTCCCGTTCCATCGGCAGCCACTGTACGTGCAGCTATTGAGAAGTACGAACGGTCTAAAGAGGATATTACTATCTTCGTTGATTACGAAAAATTATTACGGGAAGTAATTGCGCTAAATCTTGACGAGAAGAAGACTTATGCAGCATGGTTGTCTTATCAGATGAAGTTGTGCGGCACATTAGCCGAGGCAAACGAAGCTGAGATTGCAGCTTGTAAAGCGAGTATGAAAGAGTTTGGAATTGAGATTAATCTTTAATCGCAATGGATGCCCTAAGTAAATGGGCATGGTTCGATCTTTGTTATATGTTCTCTGATAGAGATTTCGTTAGTGATATGCTAGAAACAGATGAGAAAGTTCTAGCAAAACATGTTACGGTAAACAAAGATGGATCAGTGACTCTAAAAAAAACAAAATATTCTTGGATTAATAAATTATTCCGAGGTGAGATTGTACTCAGTCCAGAGACAATTTGTCTTCGACTGATTAGGAAAGTAACCGGTTACGGTGGTGGTCGAAATGACGCTGCATACAATGATTTGTGTCAACGTTTTTCTGAATATTATAAAGACGGAAATTATAGTTTGGCTATTTCCGCAATATTTGTGGCTTATCGTTTTGTTCTAGCTCCAGATATAAAACAAATGCAAGAGAATAATCCCGTAGTTGAGAGAGGGGTTATTCGTAAAAATTCAAATGTTTTATTAAATGGAGTTATGGTAAAAGACGGTTCAGGTCAAGCTGTTGTAGTTGATTGGTCTGATCCCAATCAAATTCTATTTCGTCGTCCATAAAAATCGACAATCCTAAGTAAGAATAATATTGACAGTAGATGAGTTTTGTTAATATTATATCTTACTCAAGATATTTACTAAAAGAGAGACAGATGAGTTACGTCTCTCTTTAAATATGGACGTGATAATGTATCTGTAATGGATACTAAGTAGATGGCTAGCTCCAAGAATAAGACGGAGATGCTATATCGAGGATAGACACGTCCTCACGGGTAGTTGATCAAATTCAAGTATAAATCGATTTAGACAAGATGAGTATTAATTTAAAATCAATTTGTATATGAAGACAAAATCAACGGAAATTAAAACAAAATTAGAGAAGTTACACAAAGATATCTCTTGGCAGTGGAATATCATTCGTAGTGAGAACAAAGTTGAGAAAGGTTATAAACGTCGTTATGATATGAAATCATTACTTGAGGATATCTTCAGTAAAGCAGAGGAGCGAATTCAGTGTAAACTAGATCAGCTCTGTATAAATATGGGATTTAAGTCTCGTGCAGACTTACCAAAAGACTGTATTTATCCTACTATCTTTAAGTTGTCTGAGATAAATGAGCAATATGTTCAAATTGGCATTATTATCGATAAGGCAACAATTGATCCTTCTTATAAGATGAAAAAAGGTAAGAAGAATCTAAAAGAAGAAGAGGAACTTACTCGTGACTTCTTAAATAAGATGAAGAATAATTTGCAATTGCAAATTATCGATCTTAAAAAGAAACTAGCTGACTTCAATGATGCTGCGGAGTTAGATCTAGATAAGGCTTATATGTATTTAGCAGCATAAGGAATCGATCTATCGTCTCCATTAAGTTGGATAAAAGATCTGGCAAGTCGGGTTCGAATCCCGGATAGATCTCAAGTCTCGAATCTATTATTAACACTTTAAATTATCAAAATTTATGGAAACTAAAGATATCAAATCTACAAAGAAAAAAGAGAGAGTGCTAGGTTGGAAAGAAAACTTAAAATTAGCATTCCAACAAAATAAGTTTATTGATCCTAAGAATTTATCGGATAAAGAGAAGAAATATTGGGAAGAACTTCAAAAAAGTGATACAAAGGAAAAGAAACCCAAAGTAACTCTTCTAGATAAAGCAAAAATCCTTAAGGAGAAGATTATTGAAAATGCTAATGCATTTGCTGATCGTATCTTGAATAAAGCAATTGCTAAAGAAGAACAAACAGAAGCTTGGGAAAAGAAGAAGGAAGAGCTTAAAGCAGAAGCTGACAAGAAACGCAAAGAAGCCGCTTTAAAGAAGCGAGAGGAGAAAGCAAAGAAACTTATCTCTATTCATACTTCAATTCCTAGTAAAGATACTTCTGAAAAGCAAAAGAAGATCGATAAGGATATTGAAAAGAAACATGATGAAAAGATGATTGCTAGTGAGACTAAATATGAAGATTGGTCACCTAAGCAACAGAAGCTTACTAAAGAAGAGAGGATTGAGCGTAATAAAAAACGTGCAATTAAACTTATTCATCATGAAGAAGTTAAAGATAAAATAAAGCATACTACAGCTGAAGAGAGAGAAGCAAGTGCGGCAGAGCAACGTCGTATTGCTTACCAAAATTATCTAGCTGAAATGCAACGTCAACGATCTGAAAAAGAAGCTGATCCAAAAGCAACTGCAGAACGTAAAGAAAAACGTTTAACGGCTAAGAAAGATCGTATGCAGATGTTGGCAGAGAAACGACTTAAGCGAATGGAGAAACTCCAAATCGTTGAATTAACTCAGAAGCAAAAGTTAGCTAAGGATCTTGAACACTTCAAACAAGCACAAGAAGCTCGAAATGCTAAAAAGAAAGAGCAACGAGCCAAATATCTTACTAAGGGTGGAAAAGAAGTTCCCAAAGTAAAGAACAAAGTTGATGTAAGACCAACGATAATTGAGGAAAAGATAGATAACAAACATCGTTATCTTACTAGAACTCAATATATTGAAAAAAATACACCTGTTGGGGATACAGTAGGCGCTATCACCTGTATCCCTACAAAGTTAAAGGATATTGTAAAATATAACTTTAACAAATTAATGGAGAAAGAATCCGATAATTTAGTTGGAATCTTTATCTATGATAGCGATAATCCTGAAGTATGTGTAATGGAAATGGTTAATTCAAAATATCGTGAGATAGATGGAGTAACTACTACACGCATGAATCAAGAAAAACAAGCAGCGTAAGCTGATATTCGTCTATGAAACAGGGGTGCGTCTGTTCAACGCACAAATGACTCGTAAATAATCCGAAACTATAAGAGAAAAGTAGGTAGTCTATATATCCGGATATATAGGAACTTGGTTCGAATCCGAGACGAGTCACATAAATTCCATAGCTATGAAAATTAAAGACAAAATTTGTATAGTCTTTGATATTGAAGTTCTTAAGAATATATTTACCTGTACATGTAAAGATACAGAAACAGGAGTAATTACTACTTTTGAAATATCTCCTAGAAGGGTAGATATTCAAGGATTAGTATATTACTTTACTCAAGACTGTTACTTTGTTGGTTATAATAACCATCATTATGATAATCCAGTACTAAA